AAACAAACGAACACAACGAATGAAAACACCTGAGACTATAGCCCCAGGTAAGCTTGTACGATTAGTAAAAGTAATTCTACTAATGTAACGATTGGAATATCCGCTTTGAAATTAATTTGAAATTCTATTTTCATAGTTAAACCTCCCATTTTTTTGTTCATACATATAGTAATAATTGTGCAACTAACTGAACGAAAATATAGGTAGTTAACAAAGTGAAGTTTATGCAGAAAATAACGGCGATTAGGTGCTGAAAATGGCGGTTTTAAGCCGATGTATAAAAATATGAATACCTATTATTCATAGTGAAATAAGAAAACACTGATACTAAGGTATTTCCCGTCCATCTTATTTACATAATGCATCTTATCGGCAGTCATTCTGTGTATAATATTCATTTCCCTGTATAAATTGGTTTTCGCTATGGATTTTTTAAAATAAGATTCTTTTGAGGTGATTTCGTGCTGATCTATACAGTTATGTTTTATTGTTACGCTGATACGGAACTTATGTTAGCCACCACAGAAAGAACCGAAGCGTTAGAATTATTTAAGTCTTGTTCTGACTTCTCTTTGCAAGTATGGGATAAAGGCGAAGTTATTACTGATATTTGGAACCATTATGGAGACTACGAATCGAACGGTGGATTAGAAAGATATCCAGAAAATGGACAACAGTTATTTAATGAGATAGTAGAACAATTGCAGTAGCTAACAAGCTGCTTTTTATTTTATAAAGGAATTACCATGAGGTGAGTGATAAATGAAACTGATATATGTATTAATGGAAGATGAAGGGCATGAATGGGGTGTGACATCTGCATCCGATGACCTTAGGGAGATTTTAGACAAACGGAGAAAGACAATAGAAGAGTCTCGAAAAACTGCGAAATACATGAATGAATCAACAAAAACAAGTGATTGTGATTATACGTGGATTACGGCATTTAAAGGCGGAGAAGAGATGTCATCGTTTAAATACGATTATGAGAAAGAAAAATTTGTAGTAGCTGACTCTTATTATACGCAGGGTAAACGTAACGATGAAGTTGAATCGTATGTATTACCACTATTGAATTTTGAGAACATCTAACGTGAGGTGGTGAATATGGCTAGGCAACGTAGCCCAGATCGTGATAAAGCATTTGAAATATATAAAGCAAGCAAAGGTGAGAAACCATTAATTGATATTGCAGCTGAGTTAAATCTTAAGCCTTCACAAATAAGAAAGTGGAAATCACAGGATAAATGGGATGAGCAAATGAATGGTAACGTTACTATTGCAAAAAGGAGCGTTACTAATGTTAAAAATCCCAAAACAAAAGAAAAATTAAAAGAGATTTTAGAAGATGAAGAGCTGACCGAAAAGGAAAGGCTCTTTTGTTTGTATTACGTGAAATATTTCAATGGAACACAAGCTGCACTTAAGGCTGGTTACTCAAAAGATGGAGCTCATGTACAAGCTAGTCGATTGTTAAGGCGCGAACGAGTTTCTTCCTATATAAAAGAGCTAAAAGGCGAGTTAGTCGAGAATGTATTTGTAGAAGCGATGGATGTATTGAAAGAGTACATTAAGATTGCTTTTGCTGATATTACTAACTATGTGACCTTTGGGCAAAGGGAAGTTGAGTTTCAAGATGATGAGGGAAATCAATTCACTAGAATGATGAATTTTGTTGATTTACAAGAGGCAGATTTGGTAGATGGATCTATTATTACCGAAGTTAAACAAGGAAAAGACGGTGTATCAGTTAAGCTAGCTGACAAGATGAAAGCCCTAGATAAATTGGCTCAGTACTTCGATTTAGTTCCTGACAACTTCAAACGCCAAATTGAAGAGGAACGCCATAAAATGCAGATGGAAGTGCAGAAAGCTCAAGTTGATAAGATTAAAGCTGACACTGCTCGTATTAAGGGTGAAGATGGTGAAGAATACGAAGATGATGGTTTCAAGGAAGCGCTAGAAGGCAAGGTAGAGGAAGTGTGGGATGACCATGACGACGATTCCGAAGCGTAAAAAGAAACCTGCTCCATTCAAATTTAAGCCATTCTCCAAGAAGCAGTTGAAAGTATTAACCTGGTGGAAGCCTAACAGTCCCGTTAAAGATTACGACGGGATTATTTGCGATGGTTCTATTCGTGCCGGGAAAACAGTATCGATGGCTCTTTCTTACGTTATGTGGGCAATGGAATCATTTGAAGGCGAGAACTTCGGTATGTGTGGTAAAACGATTGGTTCGCACCGTCGTAACGTTATAACGCCACTCAAAAAGATGCTGAAGTCTCGTGGTTATAAGGTTAAAGATCATAGAAGTGAGAATATGCTTACCATTACTAAAGATGGTGTGACAAACTTCTTTTATATTTTTGGTGGTAAAGATGAGAGTTCTCAAGATTTGATTCAGGGTATAACTGCAGCAGGTATGTTCTTTGATGAAGTAGCACTTATGGTACAAAGTTTTGTCAATCAGGCGACAGGTCGTTTGTCCGTTACTGGTTCAAAAATGTGGTTTAACTGTAACCCAGCAGGACCGTATCACTGGTTTAAAGAGAAGTGGCTAGACCAGAAGAAAGGGAAAAATCTACTACACCTTAAATTCTCTATGGATGACAACTTGTCCTTAGACGAGAAGACGAAAAAAAGATATCACCGCATGTATAGTGGTGTTTTCTATCGCAGATATATCAAAGGTGAGTGGGCAGCTGCTTCTGGACTTATATTTGATATGTTTGATGAGAAAACGCACAAAGTCGAGTCTGTTGATCGTAAATATGTCGAGTACTATGTGTCCTGCGACTACGGTACACAGAATGCTATGGCGTATGGATTATGGGGTAAATGTATTGAAGAAGGCGACAAAGAAGTGTGGTACAAAATCAAAGAGTACCATTATAGTGGTCGTGATACAGAGAAGCAGAAAACGGACCAGGAATATTACGAAGACTTTGAAGAATTCGTTGGTGATTTGCCAATTAAGGGAACTGTAGTTGATCCTTCTGCTGCTTCATTTATTGCTGTATTGATGCGTAACAAGAGAAAGGTATATAAGGCGCGTAACAACGTAAAAGAAGGTATTGGTAACGTTGGTATAGCGTTGAATACTGGTAGAGCATACTTTAATGATTGTTGTGTTGAAACATTCAAAGAGTTTGCTTCTTATATATGGGATGAAAAAGCAATACAACGTGGTGAAGATAAGCCTTTAAAAGAGAATGACCACCATATGGATGAGACAAGATACTTCATTAATACAATCATATTCGGATTACGTAAAAAGAAGAAAAAGAAATGAGGTGAAGCAGATTAATGACAAATAAAAGGAAAGTTAGTGCGAAGGTAATTAAGGCAACGGGAACAAGTACTCAAGTGTTATCCCGTCAACAAGAGAGCGAGAATGAGAAGTATGCTGTAAATGACATTATTGAACCACCTTATAGAATTGAAGATCTACAGCAGATTAAAGAAAATAGTACGATTCTTGGTCAATGTATTGATGCATACAAACGTAATATAGCTGGGTTTGGTCATGAAATGAAGTATAAACAAGAGGATGACAAGGAAACTCCTGAAATGAAGGCAGAGTGGACTCTAGTTGATACAGAAATCATTCCTTTATTTAGTTTCGACAAGCCGTTCAAAGAGATTCTTGAAACGAGTATTGATGATAAAGAGACGACTGGTAATGGTTATATTGAAGTGATTCGTAATTTAGAGGGAAAACCTGCTGAATTAATAAATATGCTACCGCAGTACATGCGAGTAACACGTAAGGACAATAAACCTCAAGATGTAACGTATTTAGTAAATGGAAAAGAAATTAAACGTAAGAAGGTATTCCGTCGCTATGTACAACGAGTTGGGGCAGTAGATACTTATTTCAAAGAGTTTGGAGATCCACGATTCTTAAATAAAGAAACTGGCGAGTTTTCTGATGTTACATTAGGAGATAAAAATGCTACTGAAGTAATTCATTTGAAAATTGGTAACGGACCATATGGCATTCCTCGTTGGGTATCGCATGTTGTTCATATGGTAGGAGCTAGGAAAGCGGAAGAGTTAAACCTGCGTTATTTCAAACAGGGCCGTCATATTCCAATGGCTATCTTATTAAAGAACGGGATTTTATCAGAAGAAAGTGAAGCAGCGATAACAGATTACGTTTCGAACGTTGAAGGAGAAGATAATCAGCATAAATATCTCTTGTTGCAAGTAGAGCCAGCGGAAGAAGGTGTTGTAGGAGATGCGCCGCCTAAAGTAGATATCGAGTTAAAATCTTTAGCAGACATTCTGCAAAATGATGCTCTATTCCTTGAATACGATGAGAAGTCGCGCCAAAAGGTGCAATCAGCATTCCGTTTGCCAGATGTGTATGTTGGTTATATTCGTGATTTTAACAGAGCAACTGCTGAGTCAGTACGTGAGATTACAGAGGAGCAGGTATTTGAGCCAGAGCGTAACAATTTGGAGTTCATTATCAATAATGTTCTGCTGCTTCCATATGGATTAAAACACGTATATGTGAACCTACGTAAATCAGAGATTAGTAACACTGAGGATATGGTTAAAACCATTGAGGTGCTTTCTGATAAAGGTGGTTTGACTTTCCAAGATGTGCGTAATCTCGCTAGTAATATGCTAAATAAAGAGTTCTCAGATTACGATATACCAGAAGCAAATGAACCAGTAGCTTTAGTCTTAGAAAGAAATCGTAAGGTAAGCGGTTGGCGAAAAGGGTTAGGAGAAACATTACAAAAATCAGCTGGTACGAATTCAAACGAGGACTTAGTCAATGTAATGAAAGACCTACGTGACTTATTGGAGTCGATGCAAGATGCAGAAGATTGATAAGCTACTGGATTCATTGAATGAGTGGATTGAAAAGGCTAATAATGACGAGTTCACAGCTTCATTACCTGCTGATCTAGAAGTACTGGACATGTTACCAGGTTATGTTGAGGAATTCGAAAAAGAAATTGCTAAACTCCTTCGGAAGCAGAAGAAATACTTCGTCGATGGGATTAAGAACTATACGAAAAAGGATGCTGTAGAGAAGGGTATCAAGATAAAGGATATTATCGACTTTGTCACTGGTAGCCTATTTGGAGCGGATACCTTCGCCAAAAGCTTGAGCAAATCAGCAAGGAAGTTTCTTGACTACACGATGAAGGACATGACGAAAGCTTTCATGGATGCAATTGACCCAGATATCCAGTTTAATATCTTCTCAAAACGCACTACAAAGTGGATTGATAGTTGGTCAGATGAATTAGGTAAGATCATGAAAATCAACTCTCACAAAGCAGTAGAGCGTATTTTAAACGACGGATTAGAGAAGGGAAAAGGTATCCGCGAAATAGCAAGGGAACTTGCCAAACTCCCGGAATTCGACCGCAAAAGAGCGAGGACTACAGCACAAACAGAAGTGCTAGCCGCATGCTCTGCTTCTCAATTTGAATCATATCGCCAGTCACCTGCTGTTACTGGGAAGAAGTGGCGTCACAGTGGAGCAAAGAACAATCAACCGCGTGATAATCACGTGGCGTATGACGGTACAACGGTTCTGGTAGAGGAAGAATTTGAGCTCCCCGGTTCTGGGGAACGTTGTATGTTTCCTCGTGATAGTTCGTTATCTGCTAAAGAGAGAGTGCGTTGCAAATGCGTAATGAGCCCAGCAGTAGATAACAATATACTGGGTCTTTCTGAAGAGGAGAAGCAGAAGATTAGGGAAGAAACTTTGAAGGAGTTGAACAAGAAATGAAGACTTCTAAAATTAAGCTGATTCATATTTGAAAGGAGGTGAATAAATGCCAAGGAAATTGAAAAACGTGGATGTAAGCTTTGTTTCTATTGTAGATAAAGCTGCAAATAAAAAGAAGTTCTTCTTAACGAAAAGTGAGCAAGAGCCTACATTCGAAAAAGAAGTTAAAATCATCAAAGGTGAAGATGAAGACCAAAAACTCGTTTATGGGATTGTATACTCTCCTGGTAGTGCGGAAGATACAAGTACACATGATGCGCATGGTGACTTCATGACTGCTGAGGATATTGAAAAATCCGCTCATAACTTCATTGCTAAGTATCGTAACATCGATGCTCAACATGATTTTAATGCAGGAGCAGGTGAAGTAGTAGAAAGTTATGTAGCTCCTATTGATATGGACATTAACGGGGAAACAATCACTAAAGGTACGTGGGTACTAGTGACAAAGGCCACTGATGAGATATGGAAAGACATTCAAGACGGAAAGATGACGGGCTATTCCCTTGCAGGAGTTGCTGAAACAGAAGTGATTGAGGAAGAAGTAACGAAAACTGAAGAGAAACAAATGAAGTCCTTCTTTCAATTGATGAAGGGCTTTTTTAGTGGAGAAAAAGTTGCGAAAGGCGAGGTTAGAGATAAATTTAACCAGAATAAACATCGTCGTGACGTTAACGCCTCCTTCTCTGCTTTAGAAGATACTTTCTATCAATCGTTATGGAATGCTCCTACTGCTGATGCTATCGATTTAGATCGTATTGAAGCAGCTGCACTAGAATTTGTTGAGATTATCAATGAATTGAAGGGTACAGAAGCAGTTGTGAAGGCATGGGAAAACAAACCAGTTGTGTCCCTTGCTGAAGAAGTAGAAAAAGCAGGAAAGAAAATTAGCGCTCCAAACATGGCAGATATCGATTCTGCTATTGAGTCATTAACAAACCTAAAAACACGCGTCACACCTTCATCGGAAGGCGCAGGAAGCGAGGAAGATAATATGAATCAAGAACAATTAGCAAAAGCTCTAGAAGATGTTGTAGCACCGCTTAAAAAGGAGCTAGAAACAGTTAAGAAACATTTAAATATTGAACCAGAAAAGACGCCTGAGGAAATTGCGGTTGCAAAAGCTGTTGAAGCTGCTACTGCTCCAATTCTAAAGGAGTTAGAAGAAATTAAAAAATCTCAAGGTATCAGCAACCAACAAGATACTGATGGCGCGCAAACAGTAACGAAATCTGCTGGCGGTTATGCACAGCATTTTGGAAACTAAGGAGGAATCACATATATGAATAACGGACAAATTATTGCAGGTGGATCTACAGAATTAGTATTAAAAGATGTCAATGTACCATTACCACAAGCAGCAGCTGAAGCATTTTTACGTGACACAATCAACAAAGCATCGGTACTACCTAAATTACAGCCATACTACAAGAAAGCTCCAGCAGGTAATATTGATACATTAAGTGTTGGTAAACGAAAATTACGTGAAGCATCTAAAACTGATACTCCAACTGGTGTAGGTTCTATCGCTCCGGGACAAATCCCTTATGCTGTTAAGAAGGTTAAGTGGGATGAATGGATTCAAAATGATGATGTTTGGTATGCGTTAGCGGCACGTGGTCAAAATGTTGAAGATGTAATTGTTAGCATGATTCAAGACCAATTTGCTGTTGATTTACAAGATTTAATCTTTAATGGTGATACAACTTCTGCTGATCCATTCGTTAAAATTATTGACGGATTTGTTAAAAAGGCTAAAGTATCTACAAATAAAACGGATTTAGCTGCAAACGATGTGACTATTCAAGCTTTTGTGGACCATGTGGCAGTGCTTCCTGATAAATTTAAAACACGTAATGACATCGCTTGGTTTATTACACAAAAGACACACGACAAACTAATGTCTCTATTAACTACTCGTCAAACTAACTTAGGTGACGCGGTATTAATTGATGGTAAAGTTTCTAAATTAGCGGGTTATGATGTTGAGATTGTACAAGAAATGCAATCAGGGTTTGCTATGTTAACACCACGCGAAAACTTAAAACCTGTATTTACTCGTGATTTACGTTATAACCGCACGGCTCAAGGTGCTACTGCAGCTGCTAAAGATGCAACATACCATATCCTATTCGCTTACCTTGATTGTGTAATTCGTGAAGTTGATGCAGTAGCATGGATGACAGGTTCTAAGCTATAAAAATAGGAGGCTAGAATAATGCCATACGTACAATATAAAAATGAGAGGGGCGTTCTTCATATTGGTGAAGGGCGTTTTTTTCATGCAGGTGAACCGCAAAAGGTCACCGCAAAAGAACGTGATGAATTATTAGATGCGTACAAGGATCTAGAAGAAGTAAAAGAAGCATCTAAATCTAAGAATCTAGAAGCAGGTGAAGTAAATGCCTAAGATTCCAAAAGACATTGGGAAAGCAGGAGCTTATGTAAATACTGATTTAGGACCGCTTTTAACGTCGATTGTAGATGATTTAAACTCATTAAAAACGCAACAAGATGATTTAAAAGCAAAATACAACCAGCACATTAATGACGGAAAACATCGTGTAGCTACTGTTGTAGATGCCGCTGCTCCTAACTCGACAGTAAATTCTACAATAACAACAACTAAATAAGGGAGTGATAAGTATGTCGCTTATTACTGCTCAAGAATTAATTGATTACACTGTATTACCAGAAGTGAAAAAACGTCCTGTTCCTTTGTTGGAGCAGGACATACTTGAAGCAGAAACAGAAATTTATACTCTCTCTAAAATAGATTTTACTGATAATACGAAGTATCCTGAAGTTCCAGCAGAAGTGAAATTAGCGTGTAAGAAGTTAGCGCAGTATTATGCCTATACTAATGCTGATACTACTGCGATGAAGGGTATTAAGTCTGAAAGTATTGGTAGTGGTGACTATTCCTATACGAAAGATAGTTCCAGTATCGCAAAACCTTCTGTACTGTATTTGCTAAAGAAATTCATAGTGAATGCAGGAAAGAATAAAGTCACGTTCAAAATGAGGGCGATTTAATGTCTCTACAAGGCATGATGGTCCATGAATGTGATATTTACCATTTACAGAAGGAAATAAAGCCAGGTAAGTATGGGCAACCAGGAGAAGAAGTGTATTCATATAAGGATACTCCTGATATAGCAGAACAAAGCTGCTATTTTGCAGAAAATGTAGCGGTTGCCAGACCTACTGCAATACAATCTGCACCAAACCAATTAAATGAACAACACACACGAGTGCTGTTCATGCCTGATACAGATATACAACATAACGACAAGGTAGTTAAAAAGAATACTGATGTCGTTTACTATATACGCAATCCTTTTCCGGTAGTACACCCACTTACTGGTGAAGTTTCACATATAAAGGCCACTGCAGAAAGGAAGAGTGAGCCATGGCTAGCCAAATAACAACTAGAGGATTCCGCGAGTTCAGTGCTAAGTTGAATCGTATGGCAAACGGACTAGATCGGAATGTAGCCTTATGGCTCGAAGCTAGCGGATTTCAATTTTTAGAGGAAGTACAAAACCAAGTGATTTCATTAGGCGTTGTAGATACTCGTAGACTTCTCAATTCGTTTGATAAAGGCGGAGACGGCAATATATGGCGTAGTTCTGACGGGGGTTTAATATTGGAAGTTGGAACTAATTTGGAGTATGCAAAGCTTCAAAATGATGGATGGCAGCAGGTAAGGCGATTCGTACCAGGTAGATGGGAAGGTCATAATTTCGAATATGATCCACACGCACCTACTGGAATGATGCTTACTGCAAAATTCATAGAAGGTCGTCCTTACTGGGATAATGCTATCGCTATCTATGAGCGCATGTTCCAAACTGCATTCGACCGCCAGTTCCGACAATGGGTACATGGAGGTTAGATTATGTACGCACAGATACACGGTTCTATGAAGGCCTTTGTTTTTGATAATCTACCTCAAGGTACATTTGCTTACCATGAGCAGGTGCCAGAAGAAATACGGATACCATCAGTTTACTTCCCGCACTTATCAACGAATGACATGAATAACACAAAAGATTCATTCACCTTACTGTACACGATGACAGTAAGGTTTTTTTATGCAACTTCATCTGAAGCTATGCAAATTGCAGAAGAAATTGCAGATAAGATAAGGCGTAGTCGAACGCTATACCTTCGTAATGAAGATGGTAGTGAATCGTCTGACACGGTTTATTTTAAGCGAGTAACAACCGCTCCAAGTGGAGTTGGTTCAGCTCAATTAACAATGATTTTTGAATACCAACAAGCTTACGTAAATTAAGGAGCGTGAATATAGATGACTGAAGTGAAAAATAAAATGTATCGCGGCGATGAATTTATAATCGCTGCGAAAATCAAAGACCCTACAGACCCAACAAAAGAATCCTTAGTACGTCCTTTTGACCAAACAGAGGACTCACATAGTATTGAAGCGGACGAAATCGAAGCTGAATCAAAGGATAGAACAATTACTGATTACGGAAAAATATCTGAAACTCGTTCATTTTCATGTACTCTTTCAGAAGGTGATCCGTTCTATCCAGCTGCGAAGGCTGCTATTCGAGGAAAAGAATATATTGAGATTTACGAAATTAATAAACGCACATTAGAAGCCGAAATAGGAACTTACATGCTTAATTCATTTGAAAGATCATCATCTACAGGTGAATTTGTTACTTATTCTGTAGAATCAAAACTTTCTGGTTCGGTACGCAAGGAAACATTAACAACAATTCCTCCTGGTGCAGGAGAAACAGTTACACCACCATCAGGATCTTAAGAGTAGGCTAAACTGCCTACTCTTTTTAAATTTGAAAATAACATCCAATCAAAAGGAGATTGATATATATGCGTTTTGAAATTAAAGGGAAAGAACACGAATTAAAACTTACTTACAAAACAATTGCTGAGCTAAACAAGAAATATAAAGGTGGCGCACAAGAAGTTATTGGAGCTTGTTTACAAGGTGATTTAGATATGTTTGAAGACGCTATTTACTTTGGATTAATGCATACAGGTGAAGGAATCACTAGAGAGCAAGTTGTTACTGAAATTGAAAAACAATTCGAAGCAGAGAAAATCTCACAAGAGTTCATTGATGAAGTTCTTAACGAAGTAGTAGCAGATAATTTTTTCTACAAAGCGACAACGAAGAAACTAAAAACACGAATGAAGAAACAATTGGTAGCGAAGAATCCGGAACTGAAAGAGATGGCCGAAGAGATGTACGGAACGGACGACGAACCGCAGACTTCTCTAGAGAAGAAATAGACAAAGTGCAGCAGGACGGATTTAGGTATTTAGGTTTATTACCAAGTGAAGTAATGAACCTTTCTCCTCGTGAGTTTCAAAACATGATGACGGGGAGAAATGAACAATATTTAGATGAATTGCAAACCTATAGCATATTTGCTCTTATGATGCGATCAGTTTATCACAGTAACCCTAAGAAGAGTATGAAACCAAAAGATTTATTTGATAGATCAAAGATGGTTACTGATGAACAGAAGAAAAAATCTATTGAAAATCGCGCGAAGCAAACTGAGGAAGATATGAAATTCTTACAAAATCTCAATTTAGGTTGATTGAAAGGTAGGTGAGATTTTGGTGACACAAGAGGAATTAGTTGTTCAATTTAGGGCTGAGACGGATCAGATACGAAGAGAAATGGCGGCTATGCAAAGTCAGTTAAATGATTTTGTTAGAACGACAAACCGTACATCTCGTGAGTATCGAAGAAGTATCGAGAATATGGGGGATGCAAATAGCGAATATAGCCAACGATTAAGACAATTAAAAGCTGCGCAACGAGAAGCAATGCGTCCGCACATTGAAGAATTAAAACGTACGAAATTAGCATATTTGGATGCTGCTATGGGAATGGCAACGTATTCCGGTAGTGCTCAGGATTTAATTTCTCAAATTAATGCAATTGGCGCTGCTGAAAAAGCCGCTAATGACGCAATGATGGCAAATGATGTGGCGGCGCAGGCATCTATACTCCAAACGATTGGTATGATGAACAACATGTCTACTACTTCTAGTAAGTTAACGGCTAATTTACAACGCATGGGAAATCCATTGTATAACTTATCACGCGGTACATTAATGGCTACTAATGCAATGGAAAGGTTAGCGAATAGAAGTAGTGCAGCGCAGCTCGCTTTAGAGTTTCTTGGTCCAACAGCTAATGCTAAACAGTTAAATGATCAGATTCGAATCATTAACCAATCTATTATGGGGATGACCCAAGCCTTCCTGGTTGTTGGCGTAAGTGCTGTACTGTTTTATGGGAAATTGCATCAAGCAAACATGGAAATGAACCCTAAATATGCAGAAGCGTATAAAAATATGATGGAGTCGTTAACGAAAGCCCTACAGCCGATGAGGGATGCCTTTGCAGCTCTAATGATTCCGATTTTTAATTTCGTCAACGCTATGGCGAAAATGGTTATATCGTTTAATGAAGCACATCCAGCTTTAGCGAAATTCATTCAAGGGACAATGATGCTTGTTCCAGCCTTAACTCTCCTATTGCTGCCGTTGGGTGCAGGAATGGGATTATTAATGGGTTATAGAGCAGCGTTTGCTGCATTATGGATGGTTATCAAACCTGCTGTTCTTGTATTAGCAATGGCCAGTCCAGTAGCATGGGCTCTTGCAGCAGCAATATCAGGATTGGCTGTAGGTTTCGCATATGCTTACAAAAACATTGAACCGTTTAGGAATGCTATTAACAATGCATTAAATACAATAAAAGCTTTTTGGCAAATTATTAGCGGTAATTCGGATGCTGGTAATAAATTGTTGAAATCTCTCGGTTTCAGTAAAGAGACGATACAAGCGATTAATGATTTTGTTAATAAAATTAAAGAAGCACTAAACAAAATGAAGAATGCTGTTATACAGGCGTTTCATGGTGATTTTTCAGGATTGACTGAAGTATTCAAAACAATTTTTCCATCTATATTAGCTATTTTGATTGGTGGTATACCTGGATTAATCATAGGAATCGGCACTATGTTCGCAAGAATGACAGAAGCAACTGGTGTTGGCGGTGCTCAAATGGTTACTAAGTTCGGGGAGATCCTAAACAACTTAGTTTCTGGATTAACGAATTTCGTAACGACTCAATTACCTGTTTTTCTAGAACAAGGAATTAAAATAATCACTGGAATAGTACAAGGTATCACACAAGCACTACCACAAATCGCAGCAGCAGTTTTACAAATCATTACAACCTTTGTAACAGGGATTACAACGCTATTACCGCAGATTATAACAATTGGTATCTCTTTGATACAAACGCTCGTAACGGCAATTGTAACGGCTTTACCAGTCATTATAGAAGCTGCAGTTCAAATTATAAATGCACTTGTCCAAGGCATTACACAGATGTTGCCTATGATTGTACAGTCGGCAATACAAGTTATAACAATGTTCATTCAAACAATAATTCCTATGATTCCTATGTTAATAGATGCAGGGATTCAAATTTTACTATCTTTAGTTAACGGAATCATTCAAATGCTACCCCAATTAATTGAAGCGGCTATTCAGATTTTTACAACTTTATTAAATACCATTGTTCAAAATCTGCCGTTAATTATAGATGCAGGGATTCAAATTCTTAATTCATTAATTGAGGGGATCATTCAAGTACTACCTCAATTAATTGATGCTGTGATGCAGATTATTACAAAATTCACTGAGGTTATTATTCAAAATTTACCGCAAATCATTGATTCCGGTATACAGATTCTAACCAAGCTTATTGAAGGGATCATTCAAGTTCTCCCACAAATTGTTGATGCAGTTATAAAAATAATCAATAAATTTACAGAAATAATTGTCCAGAACCTACCGCAGATTATAGATGCTGGTGTTCAAATTTTGACGAAATTAATCGATGGGATTATTCAGGTGCTACCTCAATTGGTTTCTGCTGCAATTAGACTTATGGCTGAACTGCTTAAAGCAATTATTCAACACTTACCAGAATTACTTTCTGCTGGTGTGGAGTTAATCGGCGCACTAATTGACGGGATTATAAGTTTAGTTGGAGAGGTATTTAGTTCTGGGGTTGAAATAGGTAGCCAACTTCTAGAGTCTTTAGGAGATGTTGATCTCTTTGAAACTGGAGTAAATATTGTTCAAGGATTAATAGGTGGAATTGGGTCAATGATTAGCTCCGCGGTATCTGCTGCTAAAGATTTAGGAAGTAGTATTGTTAGTACTGTAAATCGAGTATTACAAGTTAAGTCCCCTTCTAGAGAAATGCGAGATACAGGTAATTACGTCGGTGAAGGTTTAATATGGGGTATTAACCAAATGGAGAACCCGGTTTTAAGAGCTGCAAAAAATATGGCAGTAACAGTGAAGGATGCATTCGATTCGTTATCTGAAGGAATATCACTTGGTGATGTTGCAATGGGCACTGTATCAGGTCCTTCAATTCCAATGGTTTCTGCTGGATACAAAACACCTGCAAGTATTTCATCAGTTTCATCTAGTGTAGGACAAGGTAATTTGAAAAGCATTCAAACTACAAACTCACAAGTTGACAATGCTAATAATTCATCTAGAAATATAGTAATAGAGAATGTAGTAATGCTAGACGGGTACGAAATTGCAAGATCGAGTCAGCCGTACCTAGACGACATGCAAGCAGGTAAAATGCAAATAAAATCTTATATGGAAGGAGGACGCTGATAGATTGGAAAATATCAAAACACTCGGCACAATTGTAAAATTGTTAAACGGAACTATATTCGATTTGGACGAAATCGGTGTTGAAACAAGAGACTTTAATCCTTCAGCGCCTTCTCCAAAGCATAGTTATGAGGAAATGGAAGGAAGTCATGGAGCAATTGATTTAGGGACTGTTTATGGTCCGCGTAAAATCAATTGCTCTTTCTATATAAAAGCAAATGATATGCGGGACTATGCGCTATTTCGAGATGAAGTATTCAACATATTTGATAGTAGGCAAGCTTTTTATATCATTGATAAGCGTAATCCAGGCAAACAATGGTTAGTTAAATGTGAGTCGGATTATGAAATAGACCAGCAAAGGATATATGGCTTTTTCGATATTAAATTCATATCAGCTAGTCCATTTGCCGAATCAATAGGAACCACATTGACTCCATTAGATATTGATATAGGTTTGTGGCAGATAGGACAAGGATTAACATTTGAAGATCCAAAGTATGTCCACTCCACTTCTACCTTCCGTATTTATAATGCTGGCAATGTTCCGCTCAACCCACGAAGAATGCCCTTGTTGATTACGTTTAAAGGCGCTTCAACCAATTTAAAGATAAAAAACAAGACAACCGGTGATGAGTGGTCTTATACAGGAACCACTTCAACAAATGACACGATAAGATTAGATCAAGTGAGATTCACAAAGAACAGCTTATCTATTGTGCGAGATACAAATAAAAAGTTGATTACGCTAAATCCAGGGTTTAATGACTTTGAAATCACAGGCGCCACAGGCGTCTTTTCTATTTCATTCGATTTTAGATTTTACTATCTATAGTTGGGAGGTGAATATTTGAATTTAATTACAATTACAGATGTATTAGGGAACACAGAAATATTAACCGGGTTTAAAAGTTTTAATCGTGTTCGAAAAGTGAACGGAGAGAAAGTTATTAGTTTTCTCATCATACCTACAGAAGAGAATAAACATGCTTTTCCACTTGTTCAAGAAGAAAGTAAAGTTGAATTTGATGGAGAGACGTATGTAATTAAGTCTATTGCCGAAAGGAATATCGGTAATACATTTTATAAACAAGTTGAATGTATCCATGATTTCTTTGTGAAGATGATTGATAAACAAAAATACGAAGTGCGTAATGGAAGCATGACATTACGGGATGCACTAGACTTTGTATTTGAAGGTACTGGGTATCAAACAGCAATAATCGATTCATTTTACGCTCAAGATTTTGAGAACTTCGGTAAAGACAATCGTTTATCACTATTGAAAAAAGTTTTAGAGAGATATAGAGCAGAAATGTCTATTGGCGGAAACTTAGTTAGATTTAAAACGAAGATTGGTGAAGATACTGATTTTCAATTTAGATATAACTTCAATATAAAGACCTTCGAACGTACAATTGATACGAAATCACTAGCTACATACATTCGAGGGTATGGTAAAGACGGATTAATGAGAGAGTATACAAGTCCAAACGTTCATATATTTGGCCTTCTTGAAGCTCCTATGATTGATGATGAACGATACACCACAATATCAGGATTAGATAACGCGTTAAAGGAATCATTACAAGACACTCCAGTTATCAGTATGACACTGGATTTTATAGATTTAAGAAAAGCCGGATATCCTTACATTATCCCAAATGAAGGAGATCGGGTTCTTTTAATTTATGAGCCTATGAATGTAGATATTGAAACGAGGATCATGGAGATTGATGAAGAGTTTAATAACGAATTAGAGATAATTAGCTGCAAAGTTACACTAGCTAACTATAAAAAAGATTTATCAGGTACTCTTCTTCAAGCGATACAAAAATCATTAAAAGGCATTGTGAATAATGACGGGAAAATAATATACAACGCTCTAGATGAAGCGGTAAAACGTGCAACACAAGCTATTAAAAACGCTCAAACAGAACTAGTTTTCGAGAATGGAATACTTGCAGTTGACCCTAACAACCCCAACAACCTTGTCGCTTTCAATAGTGCTGGTATTGGGGTTAGTCGTGATGGTGGTAATACATTTAAAGAAGCGTTGACTTATGAAGGTTTAGTTGCATCTGTAGGGGTTATTGGACAATTTGAAGCGAATAACATCCGTGTTGGTCCAGAAACGACTTTCGATGCAGGATATGATCCTGCAAAGAAACAAGGTGGCGGTAGGAATATACTCTATAACACATCCGACTTCGAATGGAATGCAATGTGGGCAGATAACGGACAAGGCGGTGGTGTAGTAGATACTTCTGTCGTCTATAACGGTAAAAGCACATTGAGGATTCCTATGCCACAAGGTGTTAGATATCTAGAAGGGAATATCCCTTTAAAAAGAGGTACTTACTATACGTATTCCGCTATGGTGCGTGGTTCAGCAGCAGGAAATGGAACAGAGTTAACTCCGCTTCACTTTTGGGCTCATACATCCAAAGATACAAACGGTCAAATGACTACCATCGTTAAATATGATCAGTCCATTTTAGATAAACAATGGAAAAGGGTGTACGTTACATTTTTAACACCAGCGGATAAGGATTTGTACTTCTCTCCTTACATTTTTAACGGGCTACCTTCTGGGACGTTGCATGCAATAGAAATGTCGTTTCAGGAAGGTGACGTACTAATGGATTGGACAGCCAATCCGGATGAAGTTAGAGCTAAAATGCAACAAATCAGAACAGATTTACGTTTAACCGCACCACTTCCAACAACAATCAATATGGACCAGAACGGAATTACAGCTAATACATCCAAATCAGATTCTTTCGCTAGATTGGATTATCGCGGTATGTATATAAAAAAAGGCGCTATACAAATAGAGCGAGCGGATGGATACAACTTGATTATAGATGGTACAGCAAACTTTGATATGGGTGTCAGCTCACATGAACCTCCATTCATGTCTCCAGGAGTTGCCTATAGTGCGTATTGGTACGCAACACGTAATACTACGTGGTCAAATTGTAATTTCTTTACCTTCAAACATACAGGAAGGTATTTAGTGTTCGCATTGAGTCTTGCGGTTGACCCTGGTTCATCTGCACAAGTCAAAATAGTAGATAATGATGGGAAAGATTTATGGTTTACATCACACAATAAAACAATCAATGACAACTATTATATTAATCCTAGAATTGATTTAGGCGTACCGACAGGTGAAATGAAATACGTGTATTTAAGAACAGCTTCAAACAGTGCAGATCATACATCATATGCAAGGGTGTTAAGTAAATGGCAAGAGGGGTGATATGAATGGAATTGAAAGAAAAATACGAACTTAACGAGCGATTTAAAACGTTTATTTATGCTGATTCGGATGAAAACGGGATTATAACACGAGTTGAATGCGGACAACGTATCATCCCTAGCCAAGACTATATGCATTACTTTAGAGTTGATCGCTATATCACAGACACTCTTTGGAACTATAAGGTTGTTTTAAATGGAAGAGTTGCAGAATTACAAGCAATCGACATTGAGATAGAGAACACTGTAAAAGAAAGATATTTTTCTCAAACTAAAGAAGAGCTTATAAAACAAAAAGAAGATTTAGAAGCTCAAATTCGCCAAATTTATGAAGAAATAAATAAATAGATCATAACGCCATAAGGAGGTTAACACATGACAATAAAAGATCTAGGAACTAATATGGACAGACAATGGCGCAATGATTTGAATGATAATTTCAGAGAGTTAGCTGGATTTACAACGACAGCAACAAATGCTTTAAATAAAGCAAACACTGCTGACCAAAAAGCTAATTCTGCGTTACTACAGTCTACTTCAGCGGAGCAAAATGCAGATTTCGCTAAACAATTAGCTCAAGAAGCAAAGACAACAGCAAATAACGCAAACGATACATCTAATTCCGTTCAAAAACAGCTGGATCAAATCGTTATAGAGGGTGATTCTTCTTTAGCTGCAAATCAAGCGCGATTAGATGCTAATGACAAAGAATATGGAAGCCTTAAGGCGCGTATTGACGCAGAGCAAGTTAAAACAGAAGAAATGTTTTTAAATCCTTTGCAATTCAAAGCGCCAGGAGCTGTAGATGACACAGCAGCCTTTAGAGCAGCTGTTCAATACGCAATAAATAGAAGAGTCAGGAAGCTAGTTTTTCCTTATAGTACGTACAAATTGTCTAAACCTATTTACTTGAATGGAGTCAGTGATTTCGAATTAGACTTGCAGAACTCAACAATCATTTGGGACGGAAGAGATGTAGTTACAACTGATAGAAACATTAGGTACTATGGTGTGTTTACAGCTATGCCCGAAGATGGTGGGTTTCCTAAAGAACAGGTTGTAAGTTGGCAAAAAGAAATTTTAGATACAAATAACATTATCAAAGAAACAAATTTTACTGGTAATACATTGAAATGTTCCAAAATCACAGTTAACAATATGACTAGCATAATCAATAATGGTGATTACGTTCGTTTTAAAGTGGGAGAAGCATTAACATCCGGGAATGAAGATTATAAAAATGTATTTAAACCGACAGTGGATATATTATGTAAAGTGCTGTATGTCGTAGGGAATGACATCTACGTTGATTATTACAGCCCTTACGACTTCTCACAAGTTAATATAGCTACTGTATCAACTGTACAAAAAGTAAATGTCATTAGAAACATAAAGATTATGAACGCTTTAATCAATGACATATCGCCGTATAAAGCGCCAGATGGGAATCTAGGAGATAACCCAAACAGAAGTAGGCTTGTTAGCGGCTTCGGCTTTTACAATGCTGTTAACTGTAATGTAGAAAATGTCCGTGGACGTGGAATGAAGTTACCTTTACTTATGGTTAAGTCATCGTATGGATTTGAAGCTAAAAACGTATTAAATGAGTATCCAGAATCACATGGAGGTGGAGAAGGATATGCCATCCATTTCGAATTCTGTATGAAATGTCATGCGTTTGATGTACAAGGTAATGACGGGAACTCCGTAATAGATTTTTCTGGTAGCGCATTTTGTAGTGCTACAAGGGTGAAATCGACAAATACTTATTCTTATAAAACAATCGGTACTCACGGTGAAGCAGAGCATGATATTATATTCCGAGATTGCGAAGGAGCTTTCGGATTTTCAAACAGCACACAATGGTTCGCATGTATGTCTATAAATATAACGTTAGAAAACTGTAAGGGTATTATTACTGGACAAGAAGATAGTTATATAGATTTACTCGTCAAAGGTGGGGAGTTTGTTTTTAAATCAAATAAAAAGAACTACTTTAGAAGATTAATATTTGAAAATACAAAAGTTGTGTTTGGTTATCAAACAGAAATGTTAGGTCATCAGCGTGGTATAAATACACCATCTACTATAAAATTTAATGGTGATTCTAAGATTTTATGTGAAGATGAAACAGCAGGATTAATTACGCGTGTTAAATTTAAGGGTTTAGATGTATTAGAACTTAACGGAGATATTGACTTTACTGGATATACTGGGAAACTCTCGCTTGAAAATATAAAAAATATAAATATAAATGCGAATATAATAAACGCACCACTCGTTTTATTTAATCGTGAAAAGGTTATTGATAAAGTTAACCTTAATATTAAGCCTAAAGTCATTATCATGGATAATCAAAGTATGATTGACCGTTTTTTAGAACTAGACTATTTATCTGATGGCAACATTTTCGTTAACATAAATGGCGGTATTGTAAATCACATGAAGGATTCTGATTGTGACTTTTTTAAGTTCAATAACGATACTAACAAATCAAATGTTAACATTTTCATTAATACAGTAGGTGTGACTTTTTACTCTAAGTACTCGAACAGACTTAAAGTAAGTTGTCTAGATGAAAGTTTTCCCGCTAAAAACTATGTAAAGAAACAAACAGCGGTTGGCAATACGCTTGTAGGTGCTACAGCCGTCCTTGATGGTTGGGATTTCACTATGAATAAAGATATTTCAAAACAACCATCTAAATCTACAGGTTTTATGGAGACAACAGAAAACGCGAGCGGATCTATTACAGCATACCAAAAAGGTATCTTAGCACTTAGTCAATATAATCGAGCGTATCTGTCGTATGGCAGATCAAATCAATATCAATGGTTAGAACTTTCTTTCATTCTTACCGGAAGTTCTTCTGAAAGACCTACTAACGCTAAAGACGGAACGATGTTCTTTGATTTGAATTTAGGTAAACCGATTTTCAAACATGGTTCATCTTGGAAACTTGCTGATGGAGCTATAGTGTAGTTACTCTTTTTGTTTTTAAAAAAGACATCTATTGCTCAATAGATGTCTTTTTATCATATTCAATTTAATGAGGCTTCAGTGTTTGTCAGCCTATTTTTTTCTAATCCTTTAACACGTATATAGTTACTTAAAATCATACCAATACTAATCCAGAATAGAGTACCTACATGTGGATTAAATAGAACTTGTGATGAATTTAAAGACAAGATAAGACATGAAATTATTATATACATGTAAGCCCTATTGCTCATATCAATTTTGTTGAGATATCTATACCTTCGATATACAAAAATACAACTTAATATTATAAGGGTTACACCGATCAAGCCGAACTCAGGTAGTATTTGTGCTACGAATGTATCTGTTGTAGAGAGTTTGAACCAATCAAACGCATGAACTTCGTATTTGTTAAAAATCATGTCACCAGTAATGTCGCGATAATAACGAGTTCCATATGTATTGAAACCTATTCCGAATAAAGGATAATCAGCAAATACATCAAAACCTTTTGTAATGTAATATTCTCGCGGTGATAAAGTTGACGAACTGTATTCCATTTTAGTATCACTAATTACTTCTTTTAGATTGAAAAAGCTATTCATAATTAATACAAGTATTAATAAGAAGAATGAAATTTTAATAGCTTGCTTAATGGATTTAAAGCTATTTAATATAAGCGTCGCAACTAAAGCAAGTAATGTTATCCTCGTACCAGTAAGAAGAATATTTAAAACAAGAATTACAGATATAAAGAATAAAAATTTATTTTGAAATTTATACTTGTTTAAATAATAGTATAAACAAAAAAGAACGCATGAATAGTTAGCGAATTCTATAGGGTATGGGAAAAACCCAATTGATCTATAGATGCCGCTTCGGATTTGGATGTTATATATACCTCTAAACATGTCAAAAAATCGTTCTATACCCATGAATTGAAGCAACGCGAATATAAAGCCGATTATAATTATAGGTGAATATAATTTTAGTAATTTTAACATATCCTCATCATCGAATCGTGAGTATAGGACAATAAATACTAAAGTGAAATACTTACAATAATCTAAAGTAGTGCTAATGAATATTTTTAAATCATGATACGTTGTCATGGTAGAGATAAAATTAATTGTAATGAAACATACTGCTAATACAGCGAAAATCCTAACTTCTTTAACGCCAGGAAGTCTATTTTTCACAACTGTAATAAGTAATGCAGCTAACAATCCTATCTTTTGTATATTATTTAATAAGGATTTCAATTCATAATGTGATTCATCTAGACCAGCAGTTTGTTCAAGTACTATAAATAATAGCAATAGATAAAAAACCATTCTGATCTCAAGTCTTACTTTAACTAGTTTGGATAGTATAAAATCGAAACAAAGGAAAAGAAGTATTGCTAATAAGATTAGTGCCTTATCAAGATAAATAAATAAAGATAGGATAGAAAAAATTCCTATTACCAAAAGTGGCAATAGTTTTTTTTCATCTAAAACGTGCATAATAAAAAACCACTCCTTAAAATCATATGAATAAAGTATAACACCATATAGTGAGGATATGTTTTATTAATTGAACTTGTTGCTTTAGAAAGAAGGTGATTTAAAAACATAAGAGAATACTAATAGGATTAAAATTCACAATGCCTTATGTGTCAAATACAAAGTAAAGGGTGATTTAAATGAGGCTTTACGAAGTTTTGATGGGGTATGAAAATGGATTATATAAAGATGGAGATGTGTTTTTGTATCAAAACGATATAAGAATGCAGGCAATATTTCAGTTTGGTGATTTGGTATGGGCAGATGACCAGATAGCCGTTGGGTGTAAAGATATTACACGCGATGTATGGAGTTTCAAAGAGAGACGGAAAAATCCAGCAAGATATAGTTCTTGATTAAGAGAGACATTGTCTCTCGGTTTTATTTTTAAACAAAATATGGATTTTACAACAAATTAAAGCGTGCTTATAGCAGGCTTTTTTATTTTTGAAAGGAGGTGAACAATTGGAGCGAGTCCATGATATTTTCAGAAGTCTTAACATAATCGATATATTTAATACAGCACAATTTAAAGCTGCTTCATTTGTAAGTGGTGGTGTAGGGACATTCTTAAGTCTGGTGTATGGTAAAACCAATTTAATTTGGATATTCATTCTGATGATGGTAGTTACACTCGATTGGATAACAGGAAGTAAAGCATCAAAGTTAGATGGATCGTATTCATCAGCATATGGAGTAGAGGGCATCGCGCGTACCGTGGTGCTTTTTTTATTGCCATGTTTAGCTCACATGTTTGATATCGCATTCAAGTTACCAGATTTCTTCTTCTTTATGGTAACTGGCGGTTTAACATATCACATTTTCAACAGTTTTACAGCTAATTGCGTTCGTGTCGGATGGGATAAATGGATTCCAACATGGTTGCTGGAAAGCGTAGCAAGCGAAATCGAAGCGAAAATAAAACGTTCTGATACAAGGAAACGGAGGAAATAACGATGCAAGAGAAATTTAAGAATTATGGATTGTGGGTAGCATTGTTTGCAGTGTTAGGGATGGTATTAATGGATACCGTCCCTCATTTTAATTTAGGAAGATATCAAGAATATGTAGATATGATTCTATACATTTTGATTGCTGCAGGTGTTGTATCTAATCCTACTGCGGGTAAATGGTTTGCTGATAAACAAAACAAAGGAGAGGATAAATAATGGGTAAATATAGTTTACATGGTGGTCACAATAGAATTGTACAAGGAGCTAATTGGGGTGATAGAAAAGAACACATTATGGATCGTTTAGTTAAGGATGCAGTTGCAGCTAAGCTACGTGCGTTAGGTCATACGGTGTATGATGATACGGATGAAACAGGTTCTACTCAAGCACAAAACTTGAATAACATCGTTCGCAACTGTAATTCTCATAGTGTGGACCTTGTTGTTTCATTCCACTTAAACGCTTATAACGGAACTGCTAACGGCGTGGAAGTTTGTTATTATGACCAACAATCTTTAGCAGCAAAAGTATCAGCTCAACTCTCTAAAGATATTGGATGGTCTAATCGTGGTGCGAAACAACGTACTGATCTTTACGTGTTAAATAGTACTAAAGCACCAGCAATCCTAATCGAACTTGGATTCATCGATAACGAGTCCGATATGGCTAAATGGGATGTAGACAAGATTGCTAACTCCATTGTTTATGCTTTAACTGGACAGACTATTGGAGGTAGCCAACCAACCGAACCAACTCCACCACCTAATCAAAAACGTAACGTTATAGAGGTCGGCGGAATCGGTAGCGAAAACCTAGCAGACTTTGTACAAGCCCTTAACTCTGTGCATATGACCGCTACGCTAAATCTACGTAGTGATAAATATGTGTACCCTGTGACAGAGCCTACGAGTGATGTACAACTTAATGCTATGAAAGACTGGCTTGACCGTAAAGGCTGGGTATATACAGTTAAGTAAAAAAACAAGGGCCGTCCTGTTTGGCGGCCTTTTTTTTATTTTGCATCAATAATATCAATAAATTTCAACGTCATATTATTATAAAATGCATCCGTGCAAATTATAGATTTATTCAGCGGATCAATATCAATAACGGTCATATAGTTAGTAAGTAAAAAACCACCTTCGTAATATGTAATCATTATTTCTTCTTCAGAAAGTAACGAACATAACAACATGTTCTCAATAAGTCCTTGTTCATCCTGGGTTAATGTAGGTCGTTCTACTTTAGTCTTTTCTTTAACGATCTCACGGATACCAGTGAATTGCTCCGGCATCGCAGCGAATGGAGTCCATTTCACCATTCCTCTTCCTTTTGGCATATTAGCGTTGTTCATGCTTTATGTCCCCCTAACAATGTATTCCTGTATCTTGCCGTCGCACTATTTGTATACGAAATTCCTCTTAATATGCTGTTCTTTCCAAATTTAGTGCGTATTTCGTCCATTACTTTAGTTAGTTTCATTTCTTTTTCTCGTTGTACTACATTATCAAATAGTGAGATTTGTTCTTCGCCTTCATTGATTAAGTTAGTTAAAGAAACATTGATGGATCTAATGGGTTCCCCGGTATAAAACTCATGTAAAAAATATGTACAAACCTTATATATATCCATCGTTAAATTAGTTGGTCGGTTCATAGTGTGCGTTTTCCTGAAACCACCGGTGTAATCTTTGCTGTAACCAATAGAAAAATGAATAGTTTGAGCTAGTTTGTTTTGTCTTCTCATTCGATAACAAACTTCCTCAATGTGCTCCAACAGAATAATAGGGAACTCCTCTATAGTGTAATCACGCATAAGTATTTGGCTTTTACCAATAGAAGTTGTTGCTGGAACGTATTTTTCTGATATGCGGCTAAAATCAATGCCGTTGCTATGTAAGTGTAGTTCTTCACCAATAACGCCAAAACTTTGTTTTAAGTATTTAAGCGGGTACTGCGCTAAGTCCCCGATTGAATGTATCCCCTTTCGGTTTAATTTTGCTTCTGTCTTACCCGAAATCCCCCAAAACTTATTGAGTGGTCGGATTGGCCATAATTTTATGGGCACATCTTCGTACTTCCAGTATGCTATGCAATCTTTCGTTTTCTTCGCTTCCACATCTAACGCTACTTTGCTCATTAAAGGATTAGGGCCAATTCCTATCGTGCATTCGATTCGCGTCTTCGCATATATTTCACGTTTGAATTTTAATGCGAAATCATACGGATCGTTAGCAAATAAATGGATACTATCCGTAATATCCATGAAGAACTCATCGATGGAATATTGGTGGAAATCCTCAACAGTAACGTATTGTAGAGCTAACTTCGTGATAAAATTAGAGCATTTTATGTAAGTGCTCATAATTGGATTCACCACGAGAACATCTTTACGACGCGGGATTTCATACAATCTAGCCATTTTCTTTACGCCTAACGCTTTTAATGGTGGAGTTGCAGCCAATACAATCGAACCACTCCTATTCACATCACCAACTACAGCTAACTTTGTGTGAAGTGGGTCTAATCCCATTTTGATGCAACTGACTGAAGCATAAAAGCTACGAAGATCTACACATAAAACAATTCGGTTTGGCAATATTGAATAGTCATACACCGTTATTCCCCCTAAATAACAGAACGTTAGTTCTTATTATATACGAATGTATGTTCTTTTATGAAGAGGTTTTTCAAAAAAAATAAAAATAGCCCCACTCGTTTAAGTGAAGCTACATCCAAAATTCATTTTCATTTATGTTTTTCCCTAACTTCTTTAATCCCCTTGTTATTTGGGATATAGTTGAAAATTTAGGTATGTATTCTTTATCATTACATATTTTCGAAATCGTACCTCTACTTAACTTAGCCGCTTTTTCTAATTCCCCTTGTGTGATTCCTTGTTTGTCTAACCACTTACCAAATTTACTTCGTTTTTTACCTAATCCAAACACCTTTACCACCTCATGAACAGCTTGCCCTTTCCGTCATTTTTTTAAACGTGAGAAAAAAACTGACATAAAGACCAAACAGTGCAAAATACCTTTTACCATACCAAACAAATTACGATTCACTGTGCCAAATTAATAGCCTTTTAAAACTTCGTTTCACCTATTCTAAATAGAATTCGCTCGCAGAATAATACTTCAGACATTGAAAGACTAATGGTTTCAACGATTCATAGCTGTTTTCATCTCTTCTAATCTCCAGGGACTATTCTTGCAGAATACGAAAAGAAGGGTGGTGTGGGTTTGTGATATTTGAGTTAGTAAGTTCAGCTGCAGTTGGTAGTGTAATACTTCTAGCAAAAATGCATCAAAAAGGAGCAACGACTGATGCTTCTAAGATCCAAAGGATTTGCGCGAATTGTGGTTTGAAAGTTAAAGAAGGAAAAGAGACCAGAACTATACAATTGCTTCGCAAAACGAGAAATGAGTGGGGTGTGGAATATGCGTATCGGATTCCCTTGGGACTTAGTTTCTCCGATTTTGAACAAAAAATACAGCATTTAGAGGACGGATTGAATCACAAGAGCAAAGTTTATGATTTTAGACTACAAGACTTCAAATCTCTTCGACTGAGAAAAGATATCTTAAAACAAATACAAAACATCATGAACAAGAAAAAACTCGTTAGAAAGGAAATTGAGCTGTCTTACGACGGTTTGTTGAAAATAAGAATTTATGAGAAAGGGATTCCTGATTTTGTGAAGTTTGAAGATGACATGATGAAGCAATGCAAAGGATGGGAAGTACCTATCGGTTATACGAGGGATGGATTAGTAAAACACGACTTCGATCAGTTATCACACATGATATCAGCGGGTATGACGGACATGGGTAAATCGAATGTATTAAAACTCATCATTACGTCACTGGTGCGTAACCAATCAGAAAATATAAAGCTATTCCTCATTGATTTGAAGGGTGGTCTCTCTTTCAACCGATACAGATTCCTAAATCAAGTCGAATCAATCGCGAAGAATCCAGAGGAAGCCCTTGAGACTCTAAGGGAATTGCAAGATAAACTGAATGCTAGAAATGAATACTTACTAGAAAAAGGATACGAAGATATAAAAGAAGCAGGCGATCCAACGAGGTACTTTGTCATTGTAGATGAAGCAGCTGACATGACGCCATATCAGGAGTGCAAAGACATCGTTGTTGATATAGGTCGTCGTGGTAGGGCAGCGGGATTCCGCTTGGTATATGCGACTCAGTACCCGACTAACGAAGCCTTGCCATCGCAATTGCGACAAAATATAGGTGCTCGTGTTTGCTTCAGGTTACAAACAGAAGCAGGAAGTCGTGCTGTGCTAGATGAGGGCGGCGCGGAGAGTCTTCCTAACATAAAAGGAAGGGCTATATACCAAACAAATGAGAAAAAGGTCTTACAGACTGTTTATATCGATAATAAGCAGATTGATAACATCATAAAGCCACACATCAATATTAGAGCGAGGAAGGAGCATGAAGATGCAAAAATTAGCCATAAAGGAAGCGAGAACCGAGTCCATACTCTTGAGCTTGAAGAAGTTGGGATTTTTAAGTAGGAAGCAAATCCAGGTACTTCATGATCTTGGCGGTGACAGGAATGCTTCTCGTGTAATGAAGGGTATTGAAGAATATGTATCTAGCTTTAGAGATGGAGAAAAGGTTTATTATCTCAACAAGGAAGGGCGTGAACGTATTGGGAGCAAGAAAATACTCAAACGTTCTAATCAATTTCGCCATTACATTATGAGAAATGACATCTACATTGCTTATGAATGCCCGAAAACGTGGAAGCAGGAAGTGAAAATGAATGTGAAAGGTATCGCTTCTATAATTGCAGATGCTTTATTTACGGATAATGGCCGTTACCACATTGTAGAGGTGGATCATGAGCAGAAAATGAGCGCGAACCGTATCAAGATGCAAAAGTATCGCAAATTGATGGAATGCAATGTATTTGAGAAGAAACCTAAGTTTATTTGGTACACCACGACGGAATATAGAAGGAAGCAACTCCAGAAGCTTTGCGAAGGATTGGATTGCAACATATTTACGGTTACTGATTTCCATTAAAAACAGGGAGATGGTCCATATGGCAACTGAGACAATGAGCATCAAAGATTTTATGGATGGTAACTACGGGTCAAAGAAAAAGTGGAGCTTGTTCAAAAAGAAAGCAAAAAAATACGCACCCGTGGCGGCGCGAATAAGTATTGTGATCGGTAGTGCTATTATATTCAGCCAAATTATAGATATTCCTCATGTTTTTGCTGATGGGAATAATCCAGATGTGAATGAAGTGTTTAAAGATGCGCAGTCCAATGACGGAGCAATAAAAAATTATATAGATGGCCAGTTATATAATCGTATTGTAAATGCGTTTGAACCAGTTATCTTCTTGATTAAGGCAGTATCATATCCGATTGCATCCGTTGTAGCGTTATGCGGGGGCTTGTTCATTATGGTTGGTAGCCAAGAACGTGGATTCAGCTTAATTTCAAGGGCAGGGATTGGTTATATAGTTGTCCAAATGATTCCGCTATTTATGAGATTACTAGTTGAGATTGCTAAAGCAATTTAATCTAGGTATTTACTAACAAAAAACTACTAGACCAACTAAGTTTAATTTAATGATATTATTATAGTGGGAAATTAGAGAAGCTATTGGAAGGGCGAAAAAAATGAAATCTAATTGGATAAAGACTATGGAATTAATAACTATATCAATAGGGATAGCTATAATTGTTCTAGGGGTTGCATACGTTTTCGGTGGTGCGTCAATACCGCCAGCGTTAGTAATGGGTATTTCTATAGCAGGACTTTGTTTCACAATAAGTGATTTTATAATTAAGTTGGAAATCGGTCCAGATAATTTTATAAAAAGCGAATCATCTCAAACAGGTTGGTTGGTGGCAACTCATTTTATTGTAATGTTTGGGATTATTTGGTTTCCTAATTTCACTATTATTGAAAATATAGGTGAAGCAAAATTAGAAACTATAAGTACATTTATTAGTGTAATTGCACTAGGTACTGTTATTTTAGCGATAGGTTGGAATAACAGAAGAGAAGTTATAAATGATATAAATAAACAGTATAAGCTGTTAATATCTAATCAAGAAAACTTAGTTGAATTAAAGGCGCAATTACCCTCGTTAAAAAAAGAACTAAAAGAAACGCAAGAGAAGTTATTACAGCGTGATAAAGAAATTGAACAACTACAATTACGTATAGAACAGTCAAATAAAGATTAAATTGTCCCTGTTGAAATCAGGGCTTTTTTCTTTGCAGGAATTTCTTAACCATCATGGAATACTCACACTAGGAGGTGTTGTGACGTTATGACGGACGAAATTGTTTATTCTGCTAGTGAAGTATACAAGCGACTAGGAATAAGTGATAGCACCCTTAGAAAGTACATGGAAGTATTATTACGTGAGGGATTTTCTGTGAAGAAGGATAAGCGCGGCAGACGCCAATACACAGACAATGACATTATGGTTATTGAGAAATTGATTGAGCTGAGCAAGCATGACGGTATGACGCTAGAGAAAGCAGCGAAGATGATTGTGCAACAAATTGAGAAGGTTAATCCAGATCTGATTCAAGAAGAGTCTGAGGAAACGGACTTAGTACCATTCCACATTAAACAGCAATTACAGGAACAGTACAGCGTTATGGCGCAAGAAATGAATCAGAGCATGCTAGCAATGGAAAAGCGATTGAGTGAGCAGGCGAAGCAAAGAAATGAGGAAATCAAAGCAAGTGTAGAAGCGCATAATGAGCGAGTGGAAAAACGATTGGAAGTGCGAGACGAGACACTTATGAAGACACTACGTGAGATGCAGGAAACGAAGAGAATGATGCAGGAATTTCGCGACGAGGTTGCTGCTGCGAAGGAGAAGAAAAAGCCGTGGTGGAAGTTCTGGTGATGGTTTGCAATAAACTACGTAAAAGTAGAAAAGTATACATTTCTACTTTTCTACTCAGGTGAAGTCTAAAAAAAGAAGTACCCCTAATTAGAACCAGGGATACTTCTTTTTACATTTCAGTCAGTAATTTAAATTTCATTTTCTGTTCTGCAGTTAATTCTTTTTCTACATAATTTTTTATAAGTAGATCGATTATTTCATGAGCGAATTTCTTGTTAGTAATTTTCATTAGCGCTTCAAGTTCTTCTTTGGATTCATTAGGAACTTTAATACTTCCCTGTTGGTTTTTAAATTTCTTTTTATCTGTTTTAGCATTTGAATCCGAGCTTTCAGTAATAGGTGTAACTGTAACTACAAATGAATTCTTATTATTTTCCACAGGTACCACTCCTATTTAAACTTTTTGCGTATTATTTCTTTTCTAACATTTCATAAAGGTGCTTGTACATCCCTTTATAACCTTCAGATTGTCGTGTTGTTAGTTTAGTATTTACGTAGCTTTCAAGAAGCATATCAATAATACTGTTAATTGATGCTTTATCCATACCTTCTTGTTCTTTTATAAATGGTTTAAGTGTATTTAGTTTTAATAGAACAGCTGGTGAAATTTTAGCCGTTTTAGATGGAACTAAACGTTGATCAGGCTTCTCGGGAGCTGTTACTTTTCCTTTATTGATAATAGGCTTAATAACTTGTTTCTTAACGGGCTCACTATTACGGCCAAAATCGTTAGTTCCTTTTATCTGTACACCTTTGTCATTTAAAGTGTTTCCAGGTTTTGTGACAATAGGTTGAAATGGTGCTTTAGACATTATGAACCTCCTCCTTAAGCATTAATAGTTGCAAAATAATTTTCATGTTCATTTAGTTCGCTAAGAACATCGATGAATAGTTGATGAGCTTTTTCATCCCACATATCAATATTACCGCTAACGTTAACATTTTTATGAATTCCTTCAATATCATAAACTTTTAGGCGCTCTTGATATCTCACGATTGTCTCTAGAACGTTTCCACCATACATTTCCTGAGCTTGTTGTAATACTTTATTATCCACTCGTTTCCCTTGATGTAACATCATTGGGATAATGCCTAAAACTTGTAGGTCTGCATCATATGTTTCTGCTAAGAATTGCATATAAGCAATATATGTTTGTGCACCCTCTAAAGATAGCTCTTGTGTTTGTAGAACGATGATACAATAATCAGCTGCGATCATAGCATTATCTGAGTAGTCACTGATTGTTGGTGGTACATCAATGTAAATACGATCATATTTATCTTTTAATGGCTCGAGTAGTTTCTTTAAGTAAGTAATTTGTGCAAGTTCATCCTCGGGGAACATATCAAAGAGGATTTTTGAAAGCTTTCTAAATGAAGTATTAGATGGAACGATATCCAAATTCTCAATAACTGGGATAATCTCATTCTCTAAATTTTGATTTAGAAATGCATCCGTAATAGACTTGTCTATTTGCTCAATGTCACCTGTTTTAGCAAGTACTCTTGTAGCATTACCCTGAGGATCCATATCTACTAAAAGACATTTCTCGTTAAATACAGTAGCTGCTTCATAAGCTAACATTGTAGCTGTTTTTGTTTTTCCAACTCCGCCTTTAAAGTTACCGATTACGTATGTAGTTGCTTGTCTAGTCATTTTCGACATTCCTCCATAAAACTCCGAATAAGTATACCTTTGAGTAAAATGTAACATCTATATACAATATTCGCAACAGTATACCGAAGAAAAGTTTATATTTTTTCAACGAATTTATCGAAAGAGTAGAAAAGTATACTATAGCGTAAGATTTTTTAGTATACTTTTCTACTTTTCTACTAATACGTAGTTTATAGAACGGGTGATTTTAAAGGTGTAAAAGTATACATTTACACTTATGCGTAGTTTGGGTAAAAATTCTCTATATACCGTTAATAAGGGGTTATTGGTAATTTTTAAGAAGGAATCAATTATAAATATGGGGTTCTAAGTATACATTTCTACTTGCACGTAAGTTAGAAAAGGTATACCAAATTTAAAAGTATGGTAGAAAAGTATACATTTACACTTTTTCGTAAGTATACATTTACACTTATGCGTAGTTTTAAGTTGTTATTTCGCTGTTTACAAACAAAAAAGCTTGTTGTAACGTAGTACACAACAAGCATCATTCTACAAAACAAAACATATTTTGATAAATCAAATCTACACAAATAGATCGAACAAAACAATTGAATATGAACACAAAACAAAAAGCCACTCCCATTTGCTATTGGCACCAACCGATAACGGGAATGACTTACTCTAGCAAGTGTACCACCACTTGTCTAGAAAGAACTGTATTCAACCACAGTGTTAACGTTTAAGTAGTGTACCACCACTAACCTTAAACAACTATGCCTTTTCACGAGGCTTCTTTGATATACCCATTTTATCTATTGTTTGGATAAATATCAACTAGTAAATACTAGTTTTGATTAATTTGTAGTCCAAAAGATATATACCGGGCATCTCTAAACCTAGAAGTCTTGTGAATGTACAGGCCATTTAGGAATTGGAGATGCCTTTTTGTTTTTTGTTCGCGTGGAATTGCCTGATACCACGTTGATAAAAACTGATAAGCCGTGATTCCGTGCTTCTATATAGAGGGAACGTGTTACGGCGTGGCTAGCTGTTGGTCGTGCAGGGGGTACAAAGTATATGCCTACAAAAACAGCACCCCTCACTGGAATCCTGTTCTTTTGGTGAGGGAGGGCGAGAACTTGCCCAGGGACGATTCTCTAAAAGGTTCGGGTGGTTATCGTTAGCATTCCGGTGCTAGGGAGTACATTCAGTTTGTCGTGTAGGGACGATATTACAAGGACAAGCCATAGAAAAAGGATGTATGCGGTGAAAATCGCTGAGTGAACAGGGTCTATACATACGGATACCTTATAAGTGACCGCATGGCGAAAACAAGACGCTTATCCATCTATTTTGACTGATTACTTTTTTGTAGTCTTTCAAAGTAGGGGATAAATCTGTCTTCCAGCCGTGTGCCATAATCGTTCCCACATGATAAAAACCCTCAAGACCTTCAGTCAAGATTAAATTCGAATAAATGATGAAAAGTATAGGATTGTTTAAGATCTAGAGGAAATGACTTACTAAGATAGAGGAATATATAAGGGAATTACAAGTTACTTGGTTAGAGGATAAAGGAATTTGAGGTTGTGTACTTAAGTAAAAGATTGTTAAAATTTAATTAGTTTATGTATTTATAAAATATGTATAGTATGTGAAATTTTAAGTAAGGAGTAATTATCATGAAAATATATTTCGAAACTTGGATTCATGAACAGAATATTTCAGATGATGCTTTGTTATTATTTGATGAGTCTATAAAATGTTATAGGGTAGGGGCGTATCGTGCTTCTTTTTTAATGTCTTATTTAGGATTCATGAAAATATTAAAGGAACGTTTACTTAGAAGTGATTGTCCAGTTTTAATTAATCCAGATAAATGGAATGAATTGAAGAGACATTTGGATGATGATAACAAGTGGGAATCTGATGTTCTTAAGACCACTCAAGCAAGAGATGGAGCACAAAATAGATATTATTTAATTAATGATGATATCATGGATGATATTAAATATTGGAAAAGAAAGAGAAATGAGTGTGCACATGCTAAAGATACTATTATTGGATATAGTCATGTAGATGCATTTTGGTTATTTTTACAATCTAATCTTTCAAAGTTTGCTGTAAATGGAGGTAAGGAAGGTTTATTAGCTAGAATAGATAAGTATTTAAATCCTATTTATACGAATCCTGATATAGATCCATCTTATTTAATTCAGGATTTACCATTAGTTGTAAAACCTTCTGAGATACCAGAATTATTAAAGGAAATTTATAATAATCACATTAGCTTAGATACAGAATCAGAAAAACAGTCGTATAATTTTTGGAGTAAAGTTGTATATTCATCAGATTCGAGTGTTTATAATGCTTTTCTAGATTTTGTGAAATTTGATGAGAATATCTTTGGTGATTTTATAACTTCATTCCCTGATAAACTTATAGAATTTAAAGAAGAACATGAATTAGTTCGTTTTCTTTGGAAAAAACGTTTAATGTCTAAGTTATATATTGATAGCGAAAAATTCTGGGAATTAGTACATACGTTACTTATTCACAAAATTATACCAGATATAGAATTGAAAAAATTTGTCACAAAATTGGCTGGGTTTATTAATTGGTTTAATATGCCAAATGCTGATCAAGTTAGAGTTCTTAAAAAAAATGGCGTGTTTGAAGTTATTAAAACTAAGATTTTTGATAGTGGAGTTTTAAATAAGCGGGGCGGTTATAATTTAGCTAATGCAGAATCTTATAAAATTATGTTTTACTTAAGAAATGAATCATTAGATGTCGTTGTAGTCCGGGAATTAAATGAGTTATTTAAAACTTTCGAATTCGGTTCTTTTTATACTTTTATGGAAGACCATATTCAACAAGATAGTGATTTCATTTCTGAATTTAGAAGAATAGCAGGAGAAAATGACATTACATTAACAGAATTTTTCCAAGAAAACAGCGAGGAGATTGTTTCCTAATAGTGTTAATTGCTAAAGCCCTTGTATAGTGTACGGGGCTTTTTTATAAAGAAAAGACACCCTAAGGTGCCTTCCTCCGACTTGAACCACTTTAATTTTAATAATATGTATTGGACGCCAATCCAAATATTATTTTACCACGTTAAGTAATGTTAGTCATAGAGAAAAAAGAAAAGCACCCTTTCGAGCGCTGATACTTACTTCACTACTTTATCCATAGCATTTTTATATTTATTAAATTCTTTTTCTCCCATAGCGCCGTTCATTTGTAAAAGGAAATTACCTTTAGTGTATGTGTAGGAGAATTGAATAGGTTCTGTATTCCCTAATTCATCAAAGTATCTTTTTGTTTCCTTTAGGTCTTTTTCGTTATTGAATTCGAAAATACGGCCACCTTTATTATCTCCAAACTTTGGCGTCAGAATTTGTTTCCCATCTTTTCGGATATCTCCAAATTCCTTTTCAGGAAGATCGCTAATATTTTCAGCTTCCAGTCCTGTTGCTTTAAATTCATTAATAATGCTAGTAGTAGTAATTGATGAATCGGTCTGCTTTGCTTCATTTTTACAAGCAGATAAACATATTAATAAAGCGCTAAAAATTAACGCGCATATTAACTTTTTACTCATAATTCGTTTCCCCCGTATATGTATTATGTAAGATTTACTTATCGTATCATAGCAAATTCATATATATCAACTTGTCGTATTTTGTCGAACTAAAATAAAAAAAGAGAGCCTAAGCTCCCGTTGGATAAATTGGTAAAATTATGTAAAATTTTACCTCTAGATATTGGAAAACATTTCTTTTATGATGAAACCAACAGAAGTACATCTTGACATTTTCATCACAGAATATTTTTGTTGTTTTGCAGCATTTCTACGTATAACGAAACCTGCTTAGCAAAACGTCCTTTCTGACGCCCATCAAGCTCCTCATAAGCTTTTTTGACGTCACTTTGTAGTAATGCTAGTAATGCATCATCTTGCTCGTTCTCGAAGTTTAGGAGTGTGTCTGTAGAAATACGGAAAATCGACGCTAAAGTTTTGATGCTCTCAACATCTGGCTGGTGTCGATCTGTCTCCCAATGTTTCATTTGACCGTGACTAAAACCGTATTTATCAGCAAACTCCTCTTGTGTTAAACTTGACTTTTTTCTAAAGTATTTAATAGTTTGGCCTAATGTTCTCATAATTCGAGTATAGTTATCTGACCATCTATATACCACAAAAGTTAGATATACTAACAAAATGGATAAAAAAGTTAGGGGTGTACGAAAAATAATATTTATATAGAACAAATGTTTGTTTAGTGGTAAAATATGTACATGAAGTCTTCATACGCCACATGCATTATTGCATATTTTGTTTTTATGTCAATTGAGAAACCTTGTTGTACAGGGGTTTCTCAACTTTCTCAACAATTGTCAGGTAACTCCATGACCGAATTTTGGGAAAAATGTGTTATTATGAAAACATTAAAATAAACGGACGTAAAAAAGACTCACAGCGTGTACTAAGGTGCAGCGAACACCATAGTACCGCTTTCCCTACCTCAGCTAGGGAAAACACTTACTGCAAGTCTTACATAAATTATAACACATCTTTTGAATGTAGTGACGCGTTTTCCTTTAAAAGTTAAAAACTGGGTATAACGTGTCTTTTGTTCCGAACAAGGGGGACAAATATTGTGCAAGAACTATTAACTAGAATGAATGAAAAATTAAAATCAAACGGTTACACTAACAGGAAACTAGCTAAACGCTTTGATGTAACACATACTACAGTAAATGGTTATTTCAATACAAAAGGAAAATTCGATTTCATGCATTTTGTTGACGCACTAAGATTATACCAACCAAATGATGTTGAATTCCGTAGAAAATGGATAAAAAAGATGATACCCCATTTATCACATAAAAATTTAAAGTTAGCGTTAGAAGTGTTAGATATGTTTGGGGAATATGATCTTCAAGATGTCGTAATGCAACAAATAACAATTCCTAAAAACAACGCAGATGAAAAAGAAAAGAAAAAAGGAAATTCAAAAACTGTACGGATAAATTTGAACTTAGTTCCATTATACAAAACTTTGCGGGAAAGAAGCGAAAATACAATTACTCCTAAGATGTTCTTTGAGAAAGTTGATAAAATGAGAAAAAAACAAAAGTATACAGACAATGAATTGGTAATATTATCAGTTTTAAATACAATATACTCTTTTTTCGATTTAGGTAATTACAAAATGGTTAATGAATATATCCAGCAATTATTACCTGATATTCTAGAAATCAAATGCCATACCTTAAGGGATTCGTTTTTATTAAGAATAAAAGAAATGAATGTTTTCGTAGAATTACACGAAAATAATTTAGATAAAGCTCGTAATTTATGTTTTGAAATAATTAATGATGAAACGAATTGTTATATTAGTACTAAAGCCGTAGCATATTGTAAAGTTGGAGAAAGTTTTGTTTTCTCTGATTATCAGAGAGCGAAAGAGTATATGGAAAAATCATTAGACATTATTGGAAATCCAGTGAATAGAAAGTTGGAAATAAGACGAGAAAAAGTATTAAATACGCTTTTGTTTTTAAGAATACATCACGAGAAAGATTTACACACTATAAATCCCATAGATCTAGATGAAGCTGAAAAGGCATTTTTATATGTAAAGTTAGGCGAAAATGAAAAAGCGATTAAAATTTTACAAACTTTGCAAAATGAAAATGGTTATCTTAGTAGTTTTCAGTTGTATTATATGGGTCTCGCAGTTGGAGGAGAAGAGGGGAAAAGATACTTAGAAATGTCCGCAGAAAGTTTTTCTAAATCAGGAGATTTCTTCTATATTTCGCTACCAAAAACAGCCCTGAAATGTTATAATTGAGGCATATATAAAAGGTGGTGAAACACTTGAAAACAAAGATTATTAAAGCAATTTTATCTATTGCTGCTGTAGCTTGTATATCTGTGACAGCGTTCCAATTTACAGATCGAGAAGCTAATGAGGCTCAAATAGAAAAGTATATGGTTGATCCTGGCCCAGGTGGCGGTTAATAAATATATATATTTAAAATGACAGTGTCGAATTCGACACTGTCATTTCTACTTTATAGGGAGTGGAAACATTTCGACGCAAACGACAAAAACTTTCCACTTTTCATGATTCACAAACTACTATGAAGGTACTGGAGGATGTTGGGGATGGAAAAGTATACAGAATTAGAAGTGTTAATTAGCAAAGCAAAGGGTGGGGACCAAGAGGCAATCGCATTGTTAAATGCAATTACGGAGCAAATGAATCAATTCCAATAGGAAGTTTATATAAAAAATAGACGATTGTCAGCTGAATATCGCCATCAATCGTCTAAACTGTTAACTGCACCTTTAATCATATTTAATATCATTTTCTGTTGGTCTTCACTAAGTTTTTCGATTCTATTAATCATGTTGTTTAATTCGACCTTAACTTCTGAAGATTGGTTTTCATCTAAATTCCTGTGATCAGATAGTCCTAATAGGTAATCTGTAGAAACGCTAAACACTTTAGCAATTTTAGTCACTGACTCTCTTGATGGAGTCTTCTTATTACCCTCGAATCGAGAAATTGTTGGTTTTGATAGTCCAGTTAAATCAGCTAATTCTTGCTGAGTGTAGTTGTTTTCAATCCTTAATTGTTTCAATCGTTCATTGAACATTTTAATTTTTCCCCCTTAAGAAAAGTTACCCCACGGGTCACCTTCTTTTATATATTAATATGAAAGTTACCTCTAAGTAAACGAAAAACAGGATATTTATATCAATCTTTTTATATTTTTCGGTGATTTTCTATTTATATATTCCCTCTAAAAATAAATAATAAACTTTTTTAAAAATAAATGTTGCCTTGAAGGTAACATGCGTGTATAATCAAAATTGTAAACGAGGTGATGACAAATGAAACCGAATAAAGTCAACAACGAGTTATTACATAAACTTCGTATTCAACATAAATTGTCACAAAGTGAATTAGGAGAAAGGCTTGGTAGAGCGAAAGCTACAATCTCTAGGTATGAAACAGGGAAGAAGAACCCAAGCTTACCGACACTTTGTGCATATGCAGAATATTTCGGAGTAACAGTGGATCACTTGTTGAGTAAATAGAAATTTTTTTAATACTAAGTTACCCTGAGAGTAACAAGAAGGAGGAATAAAAATGAATGAATTACAGATCATCGGTAAACAAAACATCGCAGGTTATGAATTTACTGGGATTGAAGGTGGATTCGGTAAAGACAAGAAAGCGATGTTAGCAAAAGAAGTTGCTGAAATTCATGGTCAACCATTAAAAGAGATCAATCGTCGCATCAACACAAACAGAAACCGCTTTAAAAACGGCGTAGATATCATCGACCTTCTAAGTGGCTCTCAACCACTTAGAGAATTAGCGATATTAAACGGATGGATTGGCAGCAATCGAACACAAAATGTATATCTTTTATCAGAACGAGGATATGCAAAGCTCTTAAAAATTCTTGAAGATGATACAGCTTGGGAATTATACGACAAATTAGTTGATGGATACTTCAATATGAGAAAACAACAAATCGATACTACACAACTAAGCCCAGAACTTCAAATGTTCCAAACTCTTTTCACAACATTAGCTACTCAAGAATTAAACCAGAAGAAGTTGGAACAGAAGGTAGACAATATCAGTGAAATTGTAGCTTTGAATTCTACAGATTGGCGAAAAGATACAACTTCAATTTTAAACAAAATAGCTCGTAAACAAGGTGGATTTGAAATGTACCGTAAAATCCGCAATGAAAGTTACGAGATTTTAGAGCAAAGAGCCAGCGCTAAATTGAGCATTCGTGTAAACAACAAGAAAAAGAGTATGGCATTAGAAGGTGTATTAAAATCCAAAATCGATAAAGTCTCTAACTTAGACATCATCGGTGAAGAAAAACGTTTACTAGAAATTTACTTAGCAATAGTTAAGGAAATGGCAATCCGTTATCAAGTAAACATGAATGAGGCTATATAAGGGAGGAATAACAATGGCAAACGTAAATATGAGCACAGTATTGAAAGCGAAATTATTCAGTGACTTACTAAAACATTTAGATGAAGTATCAACGTCATTAATGATTCAACGTGACGATATGTTAGAAAACGATGAAAGTGAATTAAATATGGAATCAGTTAAAGAAATAAATAGCTTATTAAATAAGAATGAAGAATTCGAGTGTGATATTAAATCGTTGTTAATTACAGAAGTAGACAGAATACATGAAGAAGTTATGGAAATTAAAATTCCTTAGAACGGGAGGCGGTGTAAACGATGGAAGAGAGCATATTCTCACATTTCATGATACTGGTGGCGGTTATAGGTCTTGCTGGATTCATTCAACTTATGGAGTTCATAAACAAACATTTGATTAAGGATGAAAAGTGATGGATAAACAGCAACGCGATGAATACGAACAAAAGAAACTTGCATGGATCATAAAGGATTTAAGAGCTAGAGGGATACATAACAGCGCAGATAAGGTTGAGGAAATGCATAAGGAATATATCACTCTAGCTAAATAGAGAGGGGAATGGGAAATGAAAAAGGTTGAATTCAATCAAAATAGTTTTGGACAACAGTTAATCATCACTGGTTTAGCAAGATTAGTTGAAGAAGAAGGACTAACACCACATGAGTCATTTGAAGTTTTAAGACTTATTCAAAACAATACATTTCATGCGTTAGCTGATTTACACAAGGAATATAAATCCAAAAACAAAAAATAAAACTAAACAAAATCGTTATTTGATAAATAGGACAAGCCTTTGCTTGTCGAAATGTCCAGGAACTACATAAAACCTAAAGTGCTTGGTGCCCCCACCAATACAACTGTTCCTGGATGTTTCGATGCGTAAAGCATCCATACAAAATAAAAAGACCACACTACGCCTAATGTGGTCTGGAGAAAAGATATGTAAATCTTTCTACTTACATTATAACAAATCTTTTCTCCAAAAGTAAATAAGGAGGAATGTGGAAATGGTTGAAAATCCAATGTTAAATGGCAACCATCATGATTCATCAGCAAGAGACTTCATTGAGTATTGCGGAGGGTGCCAGGGTGAGATCTATTACGGTGAAAGTTGCTTAGATTTCGATGGTGATTACCTACACACAGAAACAGAATGCATTAAACAATATGTAGAGTCTCGTTCTACAGAGAAAGTAGCAGGTGAATAAGATGGGCCTACAAAACAAAATTGAAGCTGAAATTCAAATTCTTATGAGTTTGGTTGAACGATATAAGGAAAGTAAGGAACCTAATGCTGTATCAATGGTTGTGGCTTATGAATACGGATTACAAGCACTTATGGAAGTTTATGATGTTAGTCAACAAGAAGAGGTGATTCCGTTTTGAAGCGCGCGATAGATGAGCTGAAGAAGTCGCTAAAAGTAGAAAAAAAGAAATTAAGTGATTACGAGTTTAAGTTAAAAAATTTGAAAGAACATGAGATTTTACTTCACGAATCAATTGTCGATGTGAAAATAACAATCTCTGATATAGAAGAAACAGTTTCAACATTAGAAATAATGACGGAAGGAGCTGATATCAGTGAATAAAAGCGAAACAATCACTGAATTAGCTAAGGCATTAGTGAAATTCAATTCGGAAGTTAACAAAATAGCAAAGGATGCAGACAATCCTTTCTTTAAGAACAATTACGCAACGCTAGACACAATAATAGATGAAATTAGACCAATCCTTTCTAAACATGGATTAAGCATCATGCAGATACCAAGCGGAGATGGTCAAAACGTAACGTTAAAAACACTTCTCTTACATGAGAGTGGTGAATGGCTTGAGTCGGATGAACTAACTATGAAGCCAGTAAAGAACGATCCGCAAGCGGTCGGGAGTTGTATCACATACGCAAGACGATACTCATTAGCAGCATTCCTTAGCTTGAACACAGGTGAAGATGACGATGGAAACGGCGCTACTTACGGGAAGGACAAGCCTAAACCTAAAGGTAACAGCGGACAAGCTCCTAGCAAGTCACAAGGTAACGCTGGTAATGGTAAAGCATCTGAGAAACAAATGAAGATGATACATGCGAAAATAGCGCATATTTCAGCTATATCAAAGACTGATAAACATACCATTGAAGATACATTGAAAGGCAATATCGGAACTGACAACATAAACGAGATTAGTTCGCAGATTGCATCGAAAGCAATCGAAGTGCTAATAGGATGGGAAAAGCAGTATAGCCAAGCAGGTTAAGGAGTGAAAAACCTATGTTAGATAAAAATCAATCTAAAGTCGTCCTTCCTTCATGGGTGTGGAAGGGCGCAAGAAATGAAAAGGAAGCAAAAGCAAAAGCGATTGAGTACATTACTCCCGATCGCTATCCAGGATACAAGATATTGAATATTAAAGATGGTATCGCATTGTGCGAGAGGGAGAGTGTGTGATGTTTCAAGTGCCAGTAAGACGCGGTTCAATGAAAGAAATGTTAATAGCAGTTCGTGATTTAGAAGCTAGAGGTTATGACTATATTACTCCAATCAAAAAGGTTTATAGAGCGGAAAAGACATTTTATAACGATGGGACATTTAAAGGGAAGGACAAAATTCGATTCACAGGCATGGAAGATCGTGCGAGCTATGAATGTTGGATGAAGAAGGTGAACTAAATGAATTTTATTGATAAACGAAAAGGATTTTTCATGATAGATAATGATGCAATAGACAATTGCGATTTGGATGTTTACGAGTTTAAAGCTTATGCGGTAATCGTCAGGCATGCGAATCGAGATACACAATCAGCGTTCCCTTCTTTAACAACTTTAGCCGAGAAAGTCGGATGTGGAAGAAAGAAAATAGTCCAATGCATCAAGTCATTAGAAGAAAAAGGTTATATCCAAAAGGTCAACAGGAAGGATGATCTTGGGAATAACTTATCCAATATCTACTATGTCCTTCCTACACCTAGTGTCTCACAGAAACTAGTGGTGTCTGGAGGAAACCAGGGTAGTGTCCCAGAGAAACTGGGGGTAGTGTCTGAGGGAAACACTAACAATACTAATCTTAACAATACTAATTTAACAATAAGTAGTAGTAAGAAGAACCCCTTCTCATTCTATGAAAGTAACATTGGAGTTTTAAATCCATTCATGGCAGATGGCATAGATCAGTGGATTAAAGATACAAGCGAAGAACTTGTGATAGCAGCGATGGAACGTGCATTAAAGAAACAAGCTAAATGGAACTACGCTGAAGGCATCTTAAAACAGTGGGTCAATAATAACGTAAAAACTTTAAGTGAAGCGGAAGCTTTTGAAATAGAGTTTAAAAACAAAGGAGCGAATGGTAATGCAAAAGTTAGGGGACGTAATGAAAGGTTTAATGGAACGGGCGGAAGCTATGCACAAAAAAGCACTGGAAGAGGAATCCAACCAACCAACAACCGTGGATTCGCTCAAACCATCGATTGATTGCGAAATATGTGGTGATAAAGGCTACACGTTTGTAAAAGAACCATCTGAATTCTTGAAAGGTAAATTCGTTGATGTCGCTATTGAGTGTGAATGTTTAGAACGGAAAAGCTTAATGGCCCGTTTCAAGAACGCCATGATACCAACAGAATTCGAAAACGCTCGATTTGATAACTATGCAAGGGAGTCTTCAGTACAAAATACCTTGTATGACGCCATGATTGAATATTTAAAAACATTCAACGAAATAAGAGATTCAAAGATGAATAGCATCGGCTTTATTGCATCGTTAGGTGAAACGGTAATAAAGAATTTACCTCCAGGGGAACGGAACCAAGTAAGGCAGGAAAACAACTCATACGGATTAGGTAAGACGCATTTGCAAATAGCAGCAGCTAAATACGCATTGAATAAATTCAAGGTCGTAGATGAGCGCACAGGGCGTTTAAGAGGGATACGGATATTGTGTGTCCAGGATGTAAATATCATGGCTGAAATACAAAGCGCAGCCTTCCTGAATGACAACAAAAAGCGGTTGAACGATTTACTTCATGATTTATGTACGTGTGACATTCTCGTATGGGATGACATAGCGAAATCGAAGTACAGCGAATTCAAAGAGGACATGTATTACAAGATTATCAATGAACGATATTTACGGAATTTACCGATTTGGTACACAAGCAATGAAGACTTAGACACATTGGAAGACAAGATTGGATTTGCAGCAGCTGATCGTTTGTACGGAATGAGCAAGAAGTACTTGTATCAAGTTAAGGGAGTTAGTTACAGAACAGCATAAAGGCTGAAGCGATTGTATTTAAGGAAACATCAGACAAACGTATTGAACGTTTAGGATTCTAAGGGGGAAATGAAAATGGCAAGAAAGCAAGGAGATAAAATCGTAAGAGTTCAATTTTCAGAGAACCGTGTAATGTTGTTCGGAAATTCATATAAACCATGGGAAATGCAGTTTGATGAATATCTATGGTTATTAAAACAAGAAGGCGAACTTGATGGCGTGGAAAAAGTAACTGTTTCGGATAGCAAATGGGTATCATGGGGTGGATTGAAATGGTGCCCAGAGGAAAGATTTCAACATCAATTAAATCGTGAAGGTTGTCAGGATTCAGATCCAGATAATCCAAAACCTCGTCAATATAAGGAAATGACATTTTATAAAGAGGCTAGTACGACAAGAAAAGTAAACAAGGCGGTATCAAATTATAAACAGGGGATTTATTAAAAGGGGGAATTAAGATGTGTGCATGTAACGGAACGGGAGTAATTCAGAACGACATTGGAACGGGTATGTATCAGTTTGGACCATGTGTTTGCGAAGCGGCGAGTCAAACGCCTGAGGAAGTGGATAGAAAGCGTCACGCTGTTATGGCAAGACTAAGAGCGATTCATCGATTACAAATGGAGGGGAAATGGAATGGGGAAATTCGAGACAGCCGAACAGCTTGAAAATTACACAATAGCACAACAAACGAAAAAGTATATGACAAAGAAACGACGCAATTTGTATATACCTCTTGAAAAGTATGATCTTTTATTCGATGAAAGCGAAGTGACTCTTGTAAAAGAATTATGGCGAGACAACAAAACATTAGCGGAAATTGCCGAAACTTTGGGAAGACACGAATTAGAAATAGCGGTTCTTATTATGGATCAGGGCGATAAGAAAAGAATCAATAAGCGCTCAATGGGGTTAGGAGCATGAAACAACTAACACTGGATGATGTTGTGGGTAGTTTTGACTACTCAGCAAAGAGCACGGCGGATAGGTTTTTACAAAGTGCCACAAGCGTCATAACGTACTCAGTAGAGTTTTACGATGTGGACGGCAAATGGAAGCTTAGATGGTTTGAAGCGAAGTCAGAGAGCGAAGCCGTAGGAATGGCTAAAGATAAATATGGACGGATTCAAATTATTAATACTTATATATCAGATAGAACATTAGCTGAAATAATGGCATTGGATTAAGAGAGGGGAATGGGGATGGATTACGAAAATTCAATTTCGAAGCTTGAAGGAGTTTTATCGCTTGGAAAGATGACTTCTAAAGCAAAAGAGGATATTCAAGAAGTTATAGATATGATGAATGAAGTCTTAGAAAAACAACAAGTTCGTGATCGTGCAAATGAGTTAGGATTACAAACATTTTATAACAAGGCGTATATAGAGAAAGATTTAATGAATAGCATGAATGCCTTTTGTAATCATCCGAAAGGGTATGAAATGGCTAGTGACGATTTGAAGAAGATGCAAGGGATGCAGGAAGACATACTTCATATGTTAGAGCTATTTGAAGATGATGATGAAATGTTAATGAAGCACATGAAAGATTTAGTAGTGGTTCGCAAGCAAAGAAGACTTGCTAAAGATTACATGGAACTGACTAAGCCAATCAAAGTTTTAATTAGTAAATATCCGAATATAGGAAAAGAGTTAAAACAATGTCTTAAAAGTGTAAGAGAAGTACAAGAACAAATACGAACTAGAAAATACACACCTCGTGAATTAACTGCTATGGAAGAAGCATTTAAAAAACTAGAAGTGGTTTAGGAGGGAGAAAATGGCTTTAAATCGTTGGTTAACTGATGAAGAACGAGCAAGAGCAGCAGCTAACGGAATATGTGAAAAAACACTATACTATCGTCTCTATAGAACGGATAAATGGGAACTAGAAGAAGCTTTAACAACGCGACCTGGAACTCTTAGACATAACTATGAAGGAAAGAATCATAAATGGCTTAAATTGGCCAGGAAGAACGGCATAAGTACAGACACTTTTCATAGCAGGATAAAAAGCGGTTGGGGACATTATAAAGCAGCTACAAAACCAGCAAGAAAAAAGAAGGTGACGGGGAAATGAAGTACAAAGCGGTGCCAACGGATAAAGATTACGGGATTGCAGCGCGTAACGGAATATCAAGAGCTAACGTGAATCAAAGGGTGTACGGCTACCAATGGAGCATAGAGCGCGCTATAACAGATCCACTCCAAAACAAAAAAGGAAAAGAGAATAATAGGACTTTGTTATTCCTCGCTGAACAGAATGGAATTAGCGCTTCCACTTATTACAGAAGGATTAGGGGTGGAATGTCAGAAATCGAAGCGGCAACGAAGTTGAAAAAACATGAAGTGTATCTAAAGATAGCGCTAGAAAATGGGATTAGTGAAAACCTCTACCGTAAAAGGGTAGAAAGAGGGATGACTCAATATGCAGCGGCGACAAAGCCGAAGGACAAGCGTGGGAGTACGAAAAAGAAACAAATCAGCTAGGAGGCAACATGGACAGGCAAGACGTTTTAATAGAATTATTGATTCAGATGAATATATTCAAGCTAGCCGACGGGCGCGACTTATTTGAAGGGAGTTGCGAGGAACTGGCGGGGCTATTGAAAAGGGATGGGGAGAATGAGAGAGATTAAGTTTAGGCTTTATCAGAAGATGGCGAAAGAGATGATCAGCTGGAACAAAATAAAAGGGATATACAAATTAAGTGTGTTGGATGATAACGAAGATAATGATATTTTCAGCGGTTGGATGCAATACACAGGGTTTAAAGGCCGAAACGGAATTGAAATATTTGAAAAAGACATTGTCCATATCGTAGGTGTTATTCCAGGAGTTGAAATTGATGAAATAGGAATTGTGAAATCCATTGATGGATCCTGGATGATTGAGAATCTAAAAGGAACTGATGGCTGGCTTTTATTCCAAGAGGGTACAGAAATTGAAGTGCTTGGCAATGTGTTTGAGAATCCAGAGTTACTACAAGGGGGTAACAAGTAATGAGAGAAGCGATTGAAGAATTTATAAGAGGTTTACGTGAATCGGCAGTAGAGAGCAGGAAAGATGCTGATAAAGCTTTTGATAATGGAGATTTAGGGTTATCAGGATTTCATAAAGGGCAGTGGCACACATTCGAAAATACGGCAATCGCATTAGAAGACCTATTATCTGATCATGAGGAGGAAGAACAATGAAATATATAGAGCATGGCACTTTTGAAATCACAAAACTATTAGCAGAAGCGAAGGAGAATGAAGAGAATGGCAACTAAGATCATTATGTTCACGAAAAATAATTGTGGAGACTGCAAAAGAGCGAAATTCATGCTGGCACATTGTCCAGTTAATGTGGAAATTAAGGAAATTAACGTTGAACTAAAAGAAAATGAACACCATATAAAGCAACAAGGATTAATGACATTACCAGCTTTCTTAATGGAAGACGGAAATATCATACACGGATTTCACGAAGGCAAGATTATGAACGCATTAGGACTGTAGGAGGGATTTCATGAAGAATGAAACAATCGTACAAGTTAAAAGCGAAATTATAACTAATCAAGATGAAATAAACAAATATAAATACCATCTTATGATGGCTAAAATCGAAGTTGAGAAAACTGAAAATAAAATTAAAGAACTAGAAGAACGTAGAGATACATTGTTAAATTTCCTATAAGGAGCGGGACAGAATGAATTTACGAGTGAAGATTAAGAGAGTGAAAGATGTGGAGTTGCCTAAGTATGCTAAGCCTGGTGATAGTAGTTTTGATCTTGTAGCAGCAGAGGACACGATTATATGGCCGGGAGAAACGAAAGTTGTTCAAACTGGATTGGCATTTGAAATTCCGCCAGGATACGAATTGCAGGTGAGACCACGTAGTGGTGTGACACGTAATACGAAGTTAAGAGTGATACTCGGAACGGTGGATAGCGGTTACCGTGGTGAGGTTGGTGTGTTGGTTGATAACATTGAAATACCTAAAGCGATAAACATGCAAGCTCATGTAATTGAAAAGGGGATTCGCATTGCCCAAGGCGTCATAGCGCCAGTGGAAACAGCTCATTTTGTTGAGGTGGACGAGCTATCGGAGAGTGAAAGAGGCGTAGGCGGTTTTGGGAGTACGGGAGTTAAGTAAGACAAAATCGTTATTTTATTAGAAAGCGAGGTGGTGACGTGAGTCTTACTTTTATAGATTTGTTTGCAGGAATCGGAATGTTTCGGATAGGAATGGAGAAAGCCGGACACAAGTGCATCGGTTGGGTTGAGTGGAATAAACCAGCAAGAAAAAGTTATGAAGCTATGCATGATACGAAGGGAGAATGGACCGAAAATGACATTAGAAACGTTACAGGAACAGGAATACCAGCAGCCGATGTGTGGTGTGCAGGATTTCCATGCCAAGACATTTCAAAGAACGGAAAGCAAGAAGGACTTGCAGGAGAAAAGTCAGGACTCTTTAGAGAAGTTATACGAATCATTAGGGAAACAGAAGAAGCTAAAAAACCCTCAAGATTATTCCTTGAAAACGTTGAGAACTTGCTATCAGTCAATAAAGGATGGGACCTCTTCCGTATTTTCGATTACTTGGATGAAGTCGGGTATGATCCAGAATGGAAAACTATCAATTCTACCGAATGCGGAGTGGACCAAAATAGAACGAGAGTCTTCATTGTTGCACATCTTAGAGGAAGAGACACCAGACGAGTATTTAGTTGATTTGGAGAAATACAAGGATTGTGTAATTGGTATCTGTGAAGGAAAAGTGTTTGTTCGTGAAGCTACGAAGAAGGGATATAACATTGCATACCATGGTGACACAGTGAATTTGGCTCAACCTAAAAGCAAAACGAGAAGGGGACGTGTTGGTAAGGGTGTAGCAAATACTCTTCTCACATCTAGAGAACAAGCTGTCTTAACTAGTGATGATAAGCTGCGGTGGCTCACTGAAAGAGAATCATGGCGCTTACAAAGTATACCGGATTCATATTTCGAAAAGGCAGCAGCAGTTACTTCAAAAAATCAATTATATAAACAGGCCGGGAATGGCGTAACTGTAGATGTTGTTTATGAGATAGCAAAGCGATTTTAATAAAAATTTCATTTTGTAGAAAAGGATGTGCAGTTTGAAATCTGAAGAAGTTAAACAGCTCATAACTGATCTAGAACGAAGGAAATCAGGTTTAAAACGGCTCCAAAATGGTTTTTCAAGAATGCATAGTGAGGAATATCGTGAGGGTGTTAATAATCAGATAGGTATCTTGGACCAGGTACTTATGAAATTGAATTGGATTATGAGAAATGAAATATAAAAAAGCAGCTAGCAAAAGCTAACTGCTCAGGTTAAGAAATGGGTTGTCTACAGTATTGACGGAATATTGAGTTTTATTCAGGGGAGGAAGAGGGAAATGAAAATGGTTCGTAGGCGTGCTGTTATTAGATTAGAGAAGCAACGAAAAAGTGAAGGTAGGTTTAGTGCGATTAAATGGGATGTACACATAAATTTAGGTAAACGAAACTATAAGACTAAAGACATGTTGGGTGCATATCAAGACATGCAAGATATTAAGAATAAGGTAAATGAGATAACAGGAAATGCAGATGGTCGATTAGTTTTATAACAAAATAATCCTTTTAATAGAAAGTGAGTGTTAAAGATGAAAAAACAAAGATGGAGAATTACAAAAGCAAAAAAGTGCTGCATGTGTAACCGTAAAGTATATATTAAAAGGAAAATGGGGTACCGTTCCCTTTTAGATTCGTACTTATGCGGAGAATGTAAATTAAATGGAATTATTAATACAGTAGAAAGCGAGTGGTATTAATGGGACTAGGAAACCGTGGTATGGCATTTGAGAAGCTTATTAATCTATCGAATGAGATGTATCAACGTGAGGGAGTGGCGCTTATAAACAAGCGTCCGACTCCTGTGAAGGTGTTAAAAAGCACAGGTGGACGAGTATTAAACGGATTCTATGAAGCTAAGAGTACAGTAGACTATGATGGTGTTTACAAAGGACGAGCAGTAGCATTTGAAGCGAAGTCAACACAGAGTCTTACTCGATTTGATTTAAGTAACATTGCGCAACACCAATTAGATTACCTGGAAAAAGCAGAGAAGATGGGTGCGATTTGTTTCTTCCTTATAGAGTTTAGTAAGGATCAAACGGTATTCCTTGTACCTGCATCAGTTGTTCAGTCTTACATGAGAATGTCTCATCAACCGAATGGTAAGAAGTCTATATCAAGAGCAGACTTTGATATTTACGGGTATTTAGTAGAGCAGACAGAACGAGCGCCAGTTGATTACTTACAATACATTGATGAAGCGGTAGCACCAGTTATGTTTGATGGGATGATTCAATTTGATCAGGACCATAAGAAGGTAGCAAATAACATTGAAGCAGCGAAAGAGAAGATGGCAAACAAGAAACGTAAGTTATTAAAGGCTTGATGGATAACGGAACCATGCAGAGTGGATGGTGGGGGCTACTCGCTATGCATGTTTCCCTTATTCAACAAAGAGATAGTAAAATTTCACGTACCTAATGTGAATGTAAAGACAAATTCAGAAATAGGGGGATTACAAATGGAGCAATTAGCATTCTTTCCAGAAATCACGAATGAGGAGTACAAATTAATACAAAAAGAAGTAGCAAAGGAGTTATTCAGTTACAGAGTTTTAAAGGTTCGTATGCAGAACCAGGAAGAATGTTCAAATCAAAATATCTCCTTGTTTCCTGAATTACGTGACACAAAGAAAATCAATGATTACAAATACATTCAGATTAAACGAGCGATAGAGCACGCGCTAGATCCAGAACAAAGGGAAATAATTGAACGGAAGTATCTTAGAAATGGAATGACAAGCGATAAGAATGTAAAAGCTCAAATGTTTCTTGAAAATAATTGGTACTATGCTCAGAAGAAAAATGCAATTATGGCGATTGCTACAGCGCTAAGAATTATATAGGGGTGGATGAAGTAAATGAAACAAAGATATAGATTGTATTTAAATGGTGATTATTATGGATTTGGACCAATTGACCATATAAATTCTTTAATAAGAGACTACCTTGTTGATTGTGAACTATATGGAAGAGAAGAAGTAGATTTTAGAGTAGAGAAGATTGTTGGAAAACACGGATAAAATGCGGATAAATTAACGATAAAGGAGCGGATAAGCAAATGCGTATTTCAAATTATTATTATCTTACAAGCTCATTAAAGAGCTTTGGACAGCCCTTTGACAATCGCATATCGAAGAGGATTAACACTCCTATTAGTGAATGTTCTGATGCGAGAATGTCACGGTAACGTATACCGCATAGTAGGGCGGGCAAGGCGGTACGAACCCGCGTTAAGACGAGAAGACCAATGAGTTAATTACAATGACATATTCCAGTGTGGCGGGTGTGAGATAACTCGCATTCGTCATGCTGTTTCTATTATGTTTAGTGTTCAGCTCAGAGACCGCCATGTCCTCTGGGTTGATAGTAAACATAAATTTTCTTATTCTTTGTTAACGTCTTTCTTGAAAATGGAATGGGGGTGGTTGCTCATGATTGAGTGAGCAATACTTGCTATTCTTGTTGTATACGTAACTTGTAATATCTTATATAGTAATTACTCACGATTTTTACTATTAGGATAAAACAGGGTGTAAAGGAACTTGTCACTCCTTTACTCTAGATAATAAGACGGATAATTCCCCTGTCCGCGTAAACCCCCTACTAATCTTGTTATCTAGAGTAAGGCAGTGGAAAAACGTAGTACTGTCTTGTATATAAAGATTAATTCCCTTTATATAATCACATTGCGTAAAGACTATAGGTCACCTAAGGCTATGCGACGGCCGAAGTATTGACCGACTCCACGGAGTATAAATGAGAGGATTCTTTGTCTTCTCCCAGTCACCGAACGTAAAGCGCGTAGCTAATAAGAGCTAAAAAATTACATGATGCGGTGGCTTGGAGAAGGTTGAGAGTTATCTTGACCTTGAATTCACATAAACATATCCCCTTATGTTACGAACGTGAATTATTTCTCCCATCCCCTTTAGTATTTTTATAAGCCGTGAAAGAGCCGTTACATAATTGTAGCGGTTTCTTCTTTTGAAGAAAGGATGAGGACATGAATAATAGTAAATTAACTATTACAGTGATTGCGAATAATGAATTGTTAGAAAAACAATTAATGAATAGTACATTGGATGAAAGGGAAGTAGCCAAGGAATTGAGAGCTGTAACTATTCCAATAGATAAAAATAAAATCATAAGTATTCCATACTTAAAAAGTGAGTTATAGCATCCATAACGGGTGCTTTTTTCTTTGATATATAGAAATTACACATTAAACGTTAATAGGAGGATGAATGATGGAACTAGCAGTAAATAAGATGACGGGATATTTAAACAAACTTGTTGAAGAAAAGAAAGTCGTGATTGAAGAAGAAGATGTTGAATCTTTAGCAGAAAGTATAGAATCATTTTTAAGTAATAATGGACATGATTATAGTTATAGTGAAAATGTGGCAGGGCAAGTATTAATCATTGTTTATTAAACCAATAGCAACTATCGTAGGTGCTGTCGTGATCTGGTGGGCGTCTTGTTTGTTGTTAAGGAAAGATAAGGGGTGAGGGGAATGTGGGGTCCAAAGAGTTTTAAAGATGTTTTAGAGTTTATTTGGTACTACAAGTGGGAGTTTTTCAAAGCACTACTTCCTATAGGTATCCCAGTATTTTTACTTGGATTGGGAACAGGTTGGCTTATATGGGGGTAAAAGACATCTATCAGATTGCTGCTGAGCGTGTGAATGATGTTTGCGATATTCCTTTATGTACTGTGATGGAAGCGCTTGAGGCAGACCCGAATGAAATTGTCAGTTTGATGGATGAGATTGAAGAGGGGTGAGAGGATGAGTAAGGAAATGAAAATTGAATGTGGGACTTTTAGAATGGATAGTAAAGGAATCACTTATATCGCAGGCGGAGAAGTGGTGCCATTGGTTCGTTACACTGAAGAAGGAAGTGTTCATTTCCCAAGACTCACAACTCGTATTAAATCCGTATTGAAAGAATTGAATTCTGACAAAACAAATGAACGCAAGGGGTGAGGGGATGCTTGCAACGGGTATATTTATTGGATATACACTAGGCACCGCTAGTACGGTTCTATTTTTCTTCGGATTCATGAAATGGATGGAACATATGGAGAGCAAGGGAGAGGCACTTGAGCCAATCAAACCAGCAAAAGAACTAAAAGAATTTCCTAAAAAACACATGACTTGGTGTGGAAAATGTAAAGGTGTTGCTTGGTGTTATGGAGATGGGTTAATTATGTGTGAGAAATGCGGATTGACTGTGAAGAACGCAAAGTTACAACATGAAGAACCATTAGTTACTTTTTGACAAAACAAACGAACACAAC